AATGGGCGTCACATACTTGACGCTCAGAAAAGCGTCAATGTAACTCTCGGCGTCTGAGATATACACCGAGTTCACATTCACCGAGGACACGTTGTAGGGGCCTGATCCTACCAAGTCCGCGATGGGTGTGTAACGCGCCAATACGTCGGCCAGCGTCGCATAGCTCATTGGTAATAGCCACTCCTGCGCTTGTCGAGAGGAGCTTTGACCATCTTCTTGATGATCTTGGCTGCCTCCTCTTCATCCTCAAAGATGCCGGACACCAGCGCCTCAGAGCCGTCGATGCGCACCATCATCTCGACCTTCACGCCGCGCCCGAGCAGTTCGCGGGCCTCGGTCACATAGCCGATGTCGTTGCCATCGCCGACGCCAATGCCGCCCTCTGCCGAGCAATGTTCCTTGTAGAAGGATAGTGCCTCTTCAGCGAGAAGTCGAGCGGAACCAATATCGCGCTGCATCGCCGCATAGCGCATCCGGTGGATGATGTCCCTCAGCCACAGGAATTTCCCCAGGCGACGCTCTGGGTATACCTCACGATCCCAAACCAGGAGTGGGAAGTTCCGATTGAAACGCCCCCTTCGCACGTCTTCATTGACATACCCGATGTGACCCAGGTCCACATCAGGAAGGATAAAGCAAAAACCAGGGCCGCCATTCTCACCGAGTTCAGCATGCTCGTGGACCTTTCCAAAGAACTGGAACCGGCCATTGTTGCGGAACATACGCGCAGGCTTGTCGAGCTGGACTGCGCCGCCGCGCGGCTCCACAGTGAAGTGGTGCTGATGGATCGCGTAGCTGTGGAAGGCATTGCCACGCGCGTACTTGCGGATGTCGCCAGACAGATATTCGTCCGTGTCGATCCACACGATCCAGTCCGTGTCGAGGCCGAGGATGCTCGCGTTGCGCGCGTCATCGAACCCGAACTGCTTTGGCTCCACGGCAGGCACGTTGATGACCTGGGTCTTGATCCAGGGCTTGTGCGACGCCCACTGATGGATGATCTGGGCGGTGTCGTCGGAGCTGTCGGCGAGCGCCACCTGGACTTGCTGGACTTGATCCCCCAGGCTGTTAAGCATCTTGAGGATGGTCTCGGCGCTGTCCTTGGCGATGATTGCTGCGGCGACGCTCTGCCGCGAGCGATGCTGTAGCGCCTTCTCCACCGGGTCGATGGCGTGGACCGTCTTGTGGTCTGCCTTGTAGACGAAGCAGAGGTGGCCGAGGATGCGACCGTCACGCGAGTGGCCGTTCGTGAGACTGGTCATGCGCGGGTTCTCTTTGTCCGCGAGCATCTTGCGCAGCATCCATTTGTTGATATGCCAGATATGAGCGCGCCACTCATACTGGTTCTCCTCGTACAAGCCGATGGCCTCCCAGGGGCCTTGCGGCACGGTCGTGATTACCATCCCACCCTTCTCGACGCGGGCCTCAAGGAAGGCCAGCAGGTACCACGGCTCGGCAACGTGCTCCAAGACCTCAGAGCAGATAACCGCATCGTAGCCCTCATAGGGCGTGAGGAATACGCCGATGTTCTCTGTATGCTCGCAACTGAACTCGACGTTCGTGAGACCGTCCTCAGCTGCGTACTTACGGCACAGATCGATGTTGCTCTGGGCGAAATCGACGCCGCTGAAGTGCTTGTTCGGGAACCGCTTGGCCAGGCCGAGGATGATCACGCCCTCCGCGCAGCCATAGTCGAGGATTGACGACTCATCCGGCAGCTCGGAAACGAACTGGGCAATGGCCTCGAAGCGTGGATTGCCCTCCATATTGGGCTTTTTGCGCGCTTCCCTGGGGTCTTGGTTGTCCTTGAAGTACCTTTCATAGTACGCGGCAAAGGTTTCGCGCCCGTACAGGTAAGGATACAGCCTTTCCAGCTCCGAGATCATGTGAGCCACGCCCCGCGTCCGCTCCTCAAGGGGGATAGCCTGAGCGAAAGCAATGGCAGGAACAACGTCGCTGTCCTCGATCAACGACCAGATGCGGGAAAACGGCTTGACAGGGGCAGGATCAGCCCAGCTTTCCCATTGTTCCGCCACACCTTCCCAGCCAAGGTCGGTGCGCTCGGCTGCACGCTCCTGGTACCAGGCGCATCGCGCGTCATCTTCGGAGAGGGCACGCACTTGTTCGGCGAACCGTTCGCAGAACTCGTCGCTGCCATAGTCGCCATTGTCCACAATGTGACCACAGCCAGCGAGAGTTTCGGTGAGCGCGCCATGGCCCGTCGTGACCATCGGCAACCCTGCCGACATGCACTCCCGCGCAATGATGCAGCTGACCTCCTCGAAATTGGTCGGGTAGACATAGAGCTTGCTGTCCTTCATCAGTTGGCGCAGTTCGCTCTGGCTCTTAGGGCCAAGCACTTCGCAGTTGCCGCGCTCCTGCGCCCACTGGAACAGCTGGCCGTAATAATCACGCAGCTGCTCTGGGAAGTTGTCATACATAGTGATGAGCAACTTGAACTCCGGCAGGCGCGACATAATCCCGCCCGGTCTGACCAAGCTCTCCAGGCCGCGCTCGGGCCGCGCTGCATAGAGCAGCTGCTTGTCATTGCGCAGTTCCATGTCCAGCGTCTCGTACGGCAGCGCGCCATTCCGCGTTGCACGGATGTTCTCCAGCGGATAGCCGGTCACCTTGTGGTACTGCTGGCGATGATACTCGGACACCGTCCAGACTTCATCGAAATTGAAGCCCACCGGCGTGAGCGTCGGCACCGTATAGGTGTGGGTCGCCAGATCGTGGACCCAGAGCACCGCCTTGCGCGCCTGGTGGTTGACGGCCATCAGCTCAGGCTGGCGGCTGACCACGAGCAGGTCAACCTCGGTGTGTTGGATGAAAGCGGGATATTGCTCCAGCGCCATCCAGCGGATGCCCAAATCATCGATGCTACCGGGGTGCACGAAATCAGCGCGGCCCTCGGGAGGCAACGGGCAGAACACGTTCACGATGTGCTTGCGTTTGCGTAGCTCGCGGGCTACGGCAATGACGGCTGTCTCGGAGCCGCCAAGCGAGAACTTGTCGAGCGTGAGATTGCTGAAGGGCATTCCTCCAGCGACGATTGCGATTTCCATAATGTGCCCCTTATGTGGCGAGGGCGACGACTGGAAGGGGCACCAACCAGAAGTCGCCCTCTACACCATACGCGCGCCGGTGGTAGGGACAGAAGCCAGGGTCGTGCCCAACCCCGGCGACTGATTCGATTAGCCAGCGTTTCCGCTGTTGACGATGATGCGCACCGCCAAGTCCGAGCTGACGACCTTCTCGGCCTGGTAGTAGCCCACTTCCAGCTCGTAGCACTTCCGGCGTGGATCGAACGGATAGCGCTGAACCGCCATCGGAACGCCGAGCGCCGGATTGGTCCAGCGGAAGGCATTGATCCAGGTGTCGGTGAATTGGCCGGCCAGGGTGTCGACCTTGGCCATCCAGATGCTGTCGCGGCCCCAGACATCGAACAGCGAGAAGCTGTTGTTCTCGGTGTCCGTCTCGCCGAAGGTGTTCACGAGCACCGACGGGTTGAGGACATCGCTGATGCCGATGAGCGCGGCGATCTGCTCCAGGGTCGCCATGCCCGGATTGTTGTTGCCGAAGATGATTTGGCGGACTTGGGTGTTGATCGTGATGTAGCGGCGCGCGTTCTCGGGAATGATCAGACGGTTCGGGAGCAAGCCCGTCGCTTGACGGAAATTCTCCTTGAGCGTCAGCAGGTCCGAGATGATATTGGCGCTGCCGGTCCACCACATGGCGGAGCCGCAGTAGGTGACGGTGCGGACGTTGGAGGAGTTGACGGCGAGCTGAGCCAGCCGCACCTCGTAGTCCATCGCCAGGCGATCGGTGAGGAACAGAGCCTGCGACTGCGCCCAGTTGAGCACGGCGTCGGCATTGACCTCATCTTCCACGGGCCAGTCCGTGCCCAGCGCATAGTTGGGCGCGAAGTAGTTGTCCGAGGACACCCGCATGTGGACCTTGCGGGCATTGGTCGACGGTGCACGGTAGGTGAGACCGGCCTCGAAACGCCGCCACTCGCCGTGGAAGAACTTGTAGTACATGTTCGACTGCTTATCCACATTCGTGATGGGGATGAAGCGGTCGGCAATGAAGCCTTCCGGCCGACGACCCACCACCACATTGGATAGGGGGACATCGACGTGAAGGTCACGGCCAGTTGACGGTGCCGGCATAGTGGCGTGCTCCTCTCAGCGTGACTCGTTGACTACCAGGCCCCGCCGCTCACCACAGTGGTCTGGAAGACATCCAGATCGGCGGTGAAGACGGAGCCAGAGGCTGCGGCCGACAGTGCCCGGCCAAGGACCGAAGTGCGCCCAGGGAGCGCGCGTGCCGCGCCGCTGGTGACAGACAGCGCGAAGCCGAGGGAGCTGGCGGTGATGAAGTCGCCGATGGCGACGGCGCTGCCGGCGCGAACGCGGCTCTGGCCCTCGACGCAGACCGTGCCGAACTCGCCCAGCTTGGGGTGGTTCTGCAGGACGCCGTAGCCGCGATCCTGGCTCGGCAGGTTGATTTCGTTGATGTTGCCGGTCAGCTCGACAATGAGGTACTGACTGGCGGACAGATCGGCGGCTGCCTTGAGAGGGACATTCCGCTGATGCATTGACCAAGACATTTCGTGACTCCCCTAGGGAATGGCGCCGATCGTGAAGGATTACTCGCCGGTGGCGTAACGCTGCTTGAGTTCCGGCTCGGCCTCGAACACCAGCTCCATCGCCTTGGCGTAGGTCAGCTTGGCGCCGGGGTTGTCCGACATGAGCTTCTTGGACTTGACGTCGACTTCCTGCGCAGCGGTGGCGAAGTTGCCGCCGCGGCTGTTCTCGTCGCCCTTGCCCTTGGAGCCCAGCTCGACCTGCTTGCCGCCCGCGCCCAGGAAATCCTCGAACAGCTTGGCGAGTGTCTTCTCGCCATCGCCGAACTTGACCATGCCCTTGGCGTTCGTCAAGAACGCGAGGGCAAAATCCTTCTGCTTGGGCAGCAGCTTGCCGTCCTTGATCGCCGTGTCGACGATGCGAACCGCCTCGGCAGTCGCGTGATCGCCTTCCAGCTTTGCGATCTTGGTCTCCGCGCCGGTGGCGCGAGCCGTGATGACCTCGACCTGCTTGGTGAGATCGGCAAGCGCCGTCTTGTTGGCGTCCTCGAACTCCTTGCGCGCCTTGGCGACGGCCGCGGCGATCAGAGAGTCAACCTGGTCCTGCGTGAACATGCCGCGTTCCTTTTCAGCGGAGAATGTGACGGGCAGCGTGGTGACCTCGCTGGAGAATGGCTGGGCAAACAGCGCCTGAGCCAATCCAGCCAAATCCTTGACTGCGGGCATTTCAGTGCCCAGTAGCGCGACGGCGGACAGGACACGGGCGAACTTCTTGCCCGAAACCTCAAGGCCGTCCCAGAAAATCTCGGCGGACACATTGTGGTAACGCTTCTGGCGGATCATCTCGATCAACGCGTCAGGAACGTTCTCCACATCGGCGAGCAGCTTCTTGCCGTTGCGATAGACCTTGGCAATCCAGCCAAGGGTCGGAATGCCCTTGTCTTGGCCGAACCACTTTTGGGCGTCGCCGTGTCCAAGCTTCAAATGCGGCTTGACGATGTTGGTGCCTTGGAAAGCAGTGAACGCGGACACCAAAGTGTCCAGGTCCGTCTCGGTGGCGGTGATCACCGAGCCGTCACCGGAGCGGTGACGACCAGCCGAGAAGATTTCCAAGTTCTTGATTTCGCCAGGCATAAATGTGATCCTAGATCATAGTTTCGGGATCGTAAAGTGAAATTATGCGTTCTTGTTCTTTTTTGCACCGGCAGGCTTTTTGGCACGTTGATTGCCAGCAGTTGGGCCAGCGCCACCTGCGGCACCGCCTGGACCGCCCATCCCCTGGCCAGGATTGCCCAGCGGCGTCGGTTGCGGCCGGTTCACCTCATCCTCGTCGCCAGGCTCGCGGATCGGCAGACCAAGGATGGACCGGGCATAATTCACGTCAGCTTGGTCCATATCGAGCATGCCGGCGTTGAACAGCTGGGCGATTGAGTCGGCGATCTCAGCCGCTTCATACTCGCCATAATCGCCATAGCCGTAGATGGGGTAATTCGTCACCCCGGCAAAGTTCATGTCCACGATCTGCTTGACGATTTTCTGGTTAACTTCCCAGGATACGTCGCTGGCCAAATCGTTGGCGATCTTCATGAGCACGCGCAGATGGAGCCGCGACTGCGAGTCAGAGCCGCGCTTGACATCGACTCCCATGCCCAGCAAAGCCGGCACGAGGATCGCCCGCGAGATGCCCACGTCAAAGTAAGTGAGCGCCTCCAGGTAATTGCCCTGTCCAGCGCGCGTGGCCTCGATCAGATCAATCTCGACACCTTCCGGCACCAAGATGTCGGTTTTGGATTGGAGGCCGGTCAGGATTTGCTGGAGCGCCGTCTTGAGCTGGTCGGATGCACCCTGCGGGTACTTCATCGCCATCAGCGGCGAGCCGAACCGTTCCAGAAAGACGTTCCAGAACTGCGTGACGAATTTCTTGGACCACCAGGCGCGATAGGCAGCGCGCAGATCGCTCCAGCCGTAGTGGTTCATGAATTCGTTCTGATAGGCGACGTGCAGCACCTTGTTTGGGTCGATGTCGATGTGGTACGGCGGAATGTATGAACTCAGCTGCCGGAACTCGTTGATGTTGCCGTGAATATCGACGTTGACGCGCATGTACTCCGGGTCGCGGTGGTGCACGTCCTTGAGCATGACCTTGAGGCCCTGGTCCTCATACGGCCTGACTTCCCAGATGATTTCGCCGATGGAGAAGCCAAAATCGAGGCAGGTCAGGATTTCACGTTGGATGCGGTTCCAATTCGTGGCCGCGAGCGCGTCATACACGAACTCAGCAATCTTCGTGTCCTGGTCAGTCGCGTCCTTGCCGCCAAAAGGCGTCACATCCCAGGAGCGCCCGTGGACAAGAACCTTCTTGAATTTGAGGCAGGCCTTGACCGTATCATCGTGAAGCATCTCACGATAGATGCGGAAGCCATAACGCCCCATCAAATCATCAGGGCGGTACTGCTCATAGTTCCCCCGCACACCAGGGAGAGGGCTAGGCCACGCGACCAGCTGACCCCCAGTAATTACTGTAACGTCCTTCTCGATGTTGCGCGGACGCCCTGGCCCGCGTGGCTTTACACCCTTAGAAGCCGCCGGGGCTGCCGCCGCCGCTCCGGTCGAAGGGGTGCTCTGACCAGTGGTTGCCGAGGCCTGGTTCTTTCGTGCCATCGCCAAAATCCATCTCTGCTGTGGGCCGGTTTGAACCGTAGACTGTTCCGTTTGCCCAGTCTAGCAGTTCAAGCGGGACCGCGTTTTCCAAGCTGTAGAAAGGGGCTAGGCCCATAACGATCACGTCAGCGCGGTCAGGCGATGCTTCCTCGCCAAGTCGCTCGCGCATATCGCTCTTGGACTCAACCTGAATCTTCTCTTTCTGGTTGTAAACATACTTCACAGAGGCGAGCTGGTTAATGAGCACCTCATCCACTGGAAGCTTGGTCAGAGATTTTTCCAGATACCGCCGAACGCGCCACCAATCGCGGCTGCGCCGGTTTGCGAACATTCTTACATCTTCCTCCGGGTCACCATTCTCGACCTTGAGCGCAGCACCGCCGTTGTATGGGCTAATCGCAAGTCCAGCACGACGCGCGACATCGACCACACCGCCGCCGATACCGGGCTCATCAACGACAATGCGAGATACTTGAACGCTACTCTGTTTTGTTGCGTCCCACAAGATATCAACACATTCGTTAATGGATGTCTTCGGCCACGCCTGCATTCTGACGCAGTGATTTCTACGGAACCATGCCAGGACCGTTTCATCGCCGCCGAACCGAGCCACGTCCATGACCAGCACCAGAGGATCGGCAATCGGATCAAAGACAGGCACATTGAGGTATTGCGCCGCTTCAGCCCATGCGATCGGGATGACTGCGCCATCCGCCGCGAGCGGGAACACTCCGCGCACACGCACGTCATATACAGACGAGGCTGCGCCATACTTACGCGCCATAGTCTGCCGATAGGACGACGATACACGCTTAGACAGGTATATCTTGCCGCCGTTCGGGTCTTTTGGCTTCTCAACGTCGCCGGAGATAGTGTAACGACCATACAATATGCGGTTCTTGTGGAACGCATTGTAGAACTCCCCAGCAATCTGGGTGGGGTTCCCGCACATGAGCAACTTGGCTTCAAGCCCGTGCTCATCCGCGTTGGTCATGATTCCTTCGATCACCTCGAATACTGGCTGAGGGACGCCTGATGCCTCGTCAACCAGCACTAGAACGTGATCGTTGTGGAACCCTTGGAGGTTCTCCTGCTTGTTCGACGTACGTGCCACGGCGAACCATGTTTTGGGGAATTCTTTGTGGCGAACATGAGTTTCAGAGATTTCCCACATTGATCGGAGTTCTTGAGGAAATTTCTCTGCCCACTTTGCCATTTCTGGCCATAGAATGTCTTTGAGCTGACTCTGGGTGGGAGCAGTAGCAACAACACGGGGGTGAGGACGAGTAGTGAGAAAAAGCCAAGCAGCCCACGACTCAACCGTTGTTTTGCCAACACCGTGCGCGCTCTTGGCTGCGACACGATGGTGCAATCCGAATAGGTCATTCAGCATGTCCCCTTGGTAATCTTCAGGCGTGACATTGAACCAGTCCTTAACGGCCTCGACAGGATTGGCGCGCCAATAGGACAGCGCCTTGATCATTGTTTCGCTCATATCGAGGCCGCCAGGGCTACTTGACGAGTGCGGCGGCAGCGGCGCGAGCCGCCTTGACCAGCAAGAACTCGTCATAAGACGACTTGGTGTGATCTTTCTGGCCGAAGAACAGAAGGACAACTCCGTCCAGGGCCTTCTGGGCGATCCGCGCGGGCCAGCCGTAGATGCCCACTTTCAGCTGTTGGCCCCAGAGCCGCGCGCTGATGGTCTCGCCCTTGTCGCCGCCGGTGATGGCAGAGAAGAAGCAGTCGATTGCCCAGAATGCGTTGTAGGGCACTCGCTCGATCAGCATAGCCAAAATTCTCAACATTGGTCAAGGCTCCTGATAAAGATGTGTGTGCAGACGAGCACGAATACGGTCACGCCGCCGACCGCCATCCAGCTGATCATTCTTCCACGTTCCCTTGCTCATCCACGGTGGTGACTTTGGCCTTCGGCGCGTGATCAGCGTTGCTGGATGCCTTTGCCACCATCTGAGCGAACGTCATGCCGCTCGCGCCCGGTAGCTGGCCACTATTGCCGTCGCCGCCAGGCGGGGTGATGTGCTTGTGGAGGTTGAGGTTCGGCATCAGCTTGTCAGCCAGATGCATTGCGATCTTGATGCGATCCTTCATGGAGGCTTGCATCGGCACGGAGATTTGCTCGCCGCCCTCGGTGATGATGTGGACTTGGAATGCCTCGCCATTCATCGCGGCAATGAGGAACCCCACCGGGTCAGCCTCGTGCTGGATGCGGATCAATTGGTCCTTGACGTCCAACTTGGTTGGCTTGTTCACTCGCGTCTGAGTGCGTTGACCGGGCGGCAGATACACAAGTGGTGTGTTTGTGCCGCCGCCGAGTGCGGAGTCAATCGCCTGACCAAGTTTGAAGTCGGTTTTCGCGGCCATGCTGCATAGCATACTCCAGCAGGCCTACAAACGTCTAGCAGAAAAAAGACCGGCAGCGGAGAGATGGAGATCAATACGCTGCCGGTCAAGTGCCTAATTCCAACTTATTAAGTATATCCTGAATAAAATGCGCCAAAAAGTGGATATATTGGCTTGTTCCTCAATCTTATCACTTGCTTCAGACTTGTAATCACGCGATAATAAGGGGTAGGCGGCAATTTGGAGGTGGAAATGGATGGAAATGTCCTAGTCTCGCCAATGGCCTCTCAATTCGAGCGGCTCAACCGGCTCTATGAGCTGTCCAAAAAATCAAACGCTGACCAAAGGGAGTGGGGAAGCTGCCTCTGGGCTGAGGCCGTTCACGACAAGCTGCTCGTGAGCATGGGACTGCCGACGCGGTGCGACAATATCGGCGGTCCTGTGGCATATGAACCGCTGAGGGAGTTCTTTGGCGTCAGCTCCGTGGAAATTGACCATATCTTCAGTGGTCAAGACATGCTGGTCAAGCGCAACTATCTGGCAGCGAAGCTGCTGGCTCTCAGGCAACAATCCCGCATCGAGGAGGTTGTCTGATGGACGGCAGCATCGTCTCGCCTATGGCCTCACAATTCGAGCGGCTCAACCAGCTCCACAAACTGGCCAATGCGATGAGGCCAGGCCAGCAAAGCGAGTGGAGCACCTGCCTCTGGAATGAGGCTCGCCACGACCAGCTGCTTATCGACATGGGCTTCCCTGCCGCCCATTACGGCTCGCCTTGCGGGCTATACGACATGCTGGGCAAGTTCTTCGGCGTCAATGAAACAGAACTTTGCTTCATTTTCAGCGCCGAAGGAATTGAACGCAAGCGGGCGTACATCGAAGACATCATCCGCACCAAACAACTCACAACCCAATCCCAGGAGATGGAAATTGTCCATAAGTAATATGACGCGCATTGAGTCCCTGCTACTTGACCCGTCAAGCGATGCGTCGCTGGACGAGCTCAAGGGCGAGCTTAATGAGCTGGCCAGGCTTCGACAAGGCTCCCGCGTAGCCTTTTGCAAAAGGCTCGCGGTGGTCTACATGATCATAGTCGGGCAACGGCCACGGCAGGGGCGCAAAGCAAACGGTGATGCCGCGAAATTTGTCAAGTGGTGCACCACCAACATCCAGAGCGCAACTGGGAAGCGGTACACGCGCGGCACCCTGCTCTCTTACATCAGCGTCGGCTTCTCGGCAAATCCTGAGAAGCTCATCGTTGACTCAGCGCGCAAAGCCAAGCGCCGCGACGAAAAGATGCGCAAGCTGGGCAGCGGTCTCAGCAAGGCCATCGACAATGGCACCAAGGTGGTGCCGATCACCAAGTTGCGCGATCAGTCTAACCTGACTGGGAATATCGCCACTCAGGTCAATGCGATGATGCGGTCCTGGGAGCAGGCAGACCCGCAGGCGCGCTCGCAGTTTATCTACATGGTCACTGGCATTCGCATTGCGAGTGCGGCGAGTGCCTGAGCGCATCGTCAATCTCGCAGAGGGGTTGGCACGGGAGATTGCCCGTGTCGCCTCTATGCGGGCGCGCATCGCCATGGAAGATGATAGCCCCGGCAATTTGAAGCCTTTGCTGGCTATCATCGACGCTTCACTCGAAAATGCCTTCCGCGCGGCGGGCAGTAACGACGCCATCACATGCCTGGGGGCATATCACGATCTACAGGGGTACGAATAATGGAATCAGCAGGATGCACACGCACAGCCATCGGGATGTTCCGCCCGCTCGTCATCGTCGCCCACCAGGGCATCTTCACTTCCGCCGAGGCCATGGGCACAGCTGACAATGCCATCCGGTTCGCCCAGAACCATATCGAGAGCGGTGGCTACAAGACCTGGCACTTCCACAAGCTGATTATGGATCAGCATTGATGTCACTCAGGAGAACAAGCATGGAACGCGAGATCAGAATGATCGACATCAACAAGCCAGAGCACGGCGTACAGTTGTCGATCCACTCAGCGAACTCGACCGAGGGCGACACGCTCTGGGTCAACGTCGATGGCCTCTGCCGCCTGCGCATCGTCGGCATCAAGCCAGAGACGCTCGACATGGACTACAATCGGACATCTCAAGCAGACTACATCTCCGTCAGCGACGAGCAGCGATGGTGGCTCTGCGGCCTCCTCGGTGCCTGGATATTCCGCGCCGAAGGCGTCAACAACGATGGCGTCATCGCCCTGGCGCAAGACCTGCTCTCCAAACTGGAGGGCACCGACAAGCGCGTGCTAGTCCGGTCTGCGCACACCACCATTACCGGGCGCGACTCATGAGCGAGTTCACGCGCTGCAACTGGCATACAGTTGAAGACATCAAACGTCGCGCAGCCAAGCGGGGCATGGAGGTCACGCTGGTGCCAGAGCCATTGGCTGGATTTGAGCGCGGCGTCCATGCCTACGTCCACAAGCCTGGGCAGGCTCCCAAATCCGGCGAGCACCATGGCTGGTTCGCCGCCGTTGGTACAGAGTGCGAGTGCTGACGATGGACACATTTATCTACATGCTCGCCAAACTCGGCTTCCTCGTGGCCATCTGCATGTGCGCCCTGAGCTACTGGAGATGGCGCAGGCTCAGGCGCATCCGGCTCGATCTGGAGGTGAAGATGGAGAAGCGCGATGCACACGACCATTGACATTCTGCTCAAGTTCCTGGCCGCATTTGTCGGCGCAGCAGCGATGGTTGGCCTCCTGCTGTGGGCAATCAGGCCGATCCGCGTGAAGAAGGCTAAGCAGGAGCCTCTGCGTTACGACAGGTTTGTGAACTGGGCAAATCCTGGCAAGTGCCCTGATTGCGGCGATGACGAATTCCACTATGGGCCGCGCGGCGGTGCTTGCCAGAACGTCCAGTGTCATGGCTGTGGGAATAAGTTCAACATCTGTATGATGCCCGGTATCGCTATCATTCACAGGATATGAGGAACAAAACCTCATAGTATACTGCTTGCGCGTGTAGCGGTCTAGGCCGATTTGTGAATTACATTTTTGCAAAATATATGAACGTGTGTGGCCCATTCCTGGAAATTCGGCCTGCATGCTTGTCAATAGGTGACAGGAGGTCCGGCGACTCATAACACGTATTAGTCATAACACAAGCCCCAGCTTTTCAACTGGGGCCTATGCTATGGATTTAGTTAAGCAGGGAAGGAAGTGGGAGCGCCGAAAGTGTCGTTGTAGAAGCGGCGCCAAGACTCAGTATTGTCCGTCAGGTGGGTCTTTGCGATGAAGGTCTTCACCTGTTCCTTAGTCCAAGAGAAAGAACGGTCATTCGCCAGTTTCATCGGGGTCACTTTGTTCATCTCACTCTCCATCTCTCAGTTTATACAGAAGAATATAGGCCACATCCTCGGCTTTGGCTACAATCTTCGCATAAACGTTTAGGCAAAAGGAAGGGCCAGTTTTTCTGGCCCCTAGGCTTTTTGGTTAAAGGCGCATTAAGCAGTCGGCTGTTGCGCCTTACGGCGGTTGCCCTTTACGAGTTTGGGCTGGTCGGTCGCCGGTGCCGCGATCTGCGCTGGCTTCTTGGGCGAAGCGATCTGCTTGGTAGCAGTACCAGCCGCGATAACTGTGGCGCCTTTCTTCAGGCCACCGGGGAAGCCATCCGCGTACGGGACATCCGTGGCGGCGACGAAGGAACCATCTTCCTTGCGCTCCAGCGCAAAGTAGACTGCCGGCTTGGAATTGCGGTGAAGGTACAGACCAGACTTCACCACTTCCGGCTTGTAGCCGATTTCGCCATCCAAGTGCGCGGCGCGGTCGAGCAACGTGCTGACCGGAACGGGCGTCTTCACTTCGGTGATGGTCTTCAGAGCATTCGACCGAAGCGACGCAGCCCGGCTCTTGTAGGGCGAACCTGTCCAGTAGACAAACAGGTTGGAGATTTCGAGACGATCCACCGCCTTCGTGAAGGCATCGGCAGTGATCGGCTCAGGACGGCGGAAACCTTTGAAACCAACGCGATTCATATTTCTCTCCATCTCTCGTGGCCCGGACTATCCGCGCCAACCCAAGTATCGTACGCCCAAACCATGCCCGAGCAAACAACTATCGCATAAAGTTTTAGGCAATTCAGCCATCTACAGTTTGCCCGAGCGCCTAGATATAGAGTCAACGGAGCGAACAAACAATCGTCTCTGATTAGTCAAACATTTTAGTTGTTAACCTTAATGTATTGAATTTTATGGGTAATCAGCGAAAATGCTGTTTTGTTTTTCAGCATGTGAATTTCAGCACGCCACAATGCATGTGTAATACAGGTCGCCACATAGCGCGACGCGAACTGGTTTTGAAGGGCCTGAAGTTCATCGTGGCGTGTGACTGGTGTGGATTTCATGACTGGTTACGGCCTTCAGCCAGCGACATTGGGATCGTCTCCGCCATCACCATTATTCATTCAGCCTCCACCACACTATACCGGGCAGGCGCGCTCGCTCCCTCATCAGCTATATAGAACATTCGTATCTCTACTGTCCGTACAGGCAATTGAAGCAGCAAGCACTAAAGATCACTCACCTACGCTCCACCTAACACTTAACCCGGTTATGCTGATTACAATATCAGCTACCAATAATCCAAGCACGATACCATATAACACCCAGAACATATATCTCTTCATCTTCCACTCCATAGCTACCGCTACCTCATACCTCACAAAATCACTTCTATACATACAACAGGCAATTGAATTCTCCTAGTAAGTAGCGGGAACATACCCCTCTCGTAAGTTGTTGATATCAGCGCGTACCCCGGTGCACTAACTTATGGAAGCGTACGCTGATACGCTAAATCCTCGTACTGTAATTTTGGCAGATGTTTTTGATCAGATGTTTTCCATAGATGTTTCAGCTTGCCTGAATGTACGTAACCTCGACAGCGGTAACGACATCAGGGTTGAACAATTTGCGAAGATGTTGAGCCATTATTTGCGCAGTAACGTTTTCCAGAGTAGAACTCGCGCTGGAACTCGAAACAGTGTCATAACTCGCCGCGTCAGTCAATGTAACCAAGAACTGTCTTTTGCCTTTTGCCATAATACCCTCGCTCGATTTCACCCGATGAATCCCGGTATGGTGCACATCATGGGCTGTGCGGTTTGAATGGGATCAGCTCGACGTATTGCCACTGGTCGTCGCGCCATTTGAGTGTGGTGATGGCGCGATTGGCGCGAACGCGTGCTTGAGCATCTAGGTCGAAGATGCGCAGGACTGGCTGGATGTCGTGCTCGTCTTGAATGGTGAATGTGCGGCCTCGCACGCTGACTGAGAAATGCCTGGTGAGCGCGGTCTCATGGCGCTGGACGGTGTACATGAATTTGTATGGCGCGATTTCGACGCGATGCGACGCGGCTGACTCTGGATTGCGAGCAGCGGCGGCGGCGAGGCCGATGAGCTCGCTCATGTTGAGGATGTGCGCCTCGCTTTTGTCGCGTAACGCTTCGAGCAATTCGATCTGCGCTGGTGTAAGTTTCATGTTATGCCTCGTTGCTGAGGATGTTAAGAAACCGACCAGATGAATCAGCCACATCTTCTGGCGGGTCTTTGATCAGTTTGATGACGTTGCCGATTGAATCTCGCTCCATGCGCAGATACCGGGCGAGGCTGTTGAAGCCATCAGATGCGACGATGGCGACTGCCTCTTGACGATCTGGGTCTAGGCCAGGCCTCGGGCCGCGACGCACTTCATCCATGTTTGCGCGAATAGACAGCCAGCACTCGCTGACCATAGCATATGCCTTGATGTTGCATTCGCGGAATTTGGCGCGTACTGTAGCAATCACCATTTGCTTTTCCAAGTCGCCGTTGAATGGAGCGCCGATGATGAGCACTTCGCCTGATTCGGGTACGCCGATGAATGTAGGCATTAACTGGCCGCGTGGCTGGTTCTTGATGTTCTTGCGCGCGCCCTTCTCGCTTATGTCCAACAACTCTTTGAGCGTGATCATGGCCTTTGCTCCCATGTGCTGCCCATCTTGTTGACGGCCTCGATCATCATCTTGGCCTGCTCAGCCGTATCATCTGGCGCTTCGTCAAGACCGGGCAGCAGATTATGGTCTATGATCCAGATGGCTTCCCAAACGCGGTCGAGCGCGCTTGACGCAGATGTTAGCTTCGTTTGAAGCTGGCGAATGCGCACGCTTTGCGCTATGATAGTTGCGTTGCTCATGATTTACTCCACTAGCTTCCAATCGCACCGTATTGCTGACTCAACGTCAGGATGGGCTCGATGGGATGCTCCGACGCGCACGGTGATATGCTCTATTGCCAAAGCAAGGGTGGCCGTTGCCTTGTCAGAAAAGTCAAAGTCGCAAACAGAGACATCCTCGGAGTATCCATCAGGCCATGTCATTGTGAGGAATAACATGATTCACTTCCTCATGATATGTTCAGCCAAACGCTGCCAGCTGGCGCGGCTGTCGATGTAAGCGAAGGCTATCAAGTTGAGAGTGCGCAATGACAATGGAGATTTGGTCATCATCATACGCGCGCGCATAAACTCGATGATCTTAACTTCATCATCGAAGCTTAGGCCATATTGCCACAGGATCGCATCTTTGGCGACGCAGCGCTCGATCCAGAGCATCTCATGCTGCCGGCTGTCCAAGAAACAATCGACAACAGGCAGGCGGTCGATGATGCCTGCGAGGCCCTTTTTGTTGCCAGATTGGCGATCCACATTGGCGAGTTGGATGACCGGGAGATTGGTCATCATGATCCAAGCGCCGCGAAACTTGTAACGCTTCAGATCGACAATAGCTGGTATCTCACCACCATTGTCCTCGCTGAGAATAGCAATATCGTCTTCATCCAGCGTTTTATGCCGGATGAGAGCCTCGGGCGATCTTGCTGTGTTCCAGCTTATGATGCGAGGCTCATTATGATCGGTGGCCTCTTTGACCAGCTCGATGCTGGGTTTGGCTGTAAACAAATCGTCGCAGTCGTCGCCGATGTTGACAACATCACGATTGTTCCAGCCCTCGATGTACATGCGATATGCGGTCAAGCGACCGCGATGCTCGACGAAACTGGTAGATGTTCGATGCAACACCTGTTTCGCACGCGTGGTCTTTCCGATGCCGTGATTACCGGCCCAGACGAAGCCGGTCAGTTGGCCGCGACCAACCATTGAGATGTAGTTCTCGGCATCCTCGACTTTCGTTTCAAACGCGCGAATTTGCTCCTGTTCCTCGCGCGTCAAGGGACGAGTGTACTTGGGCTTCCATTTGACTGTCTTGCGGCGTATCACCCGATGCTTGGTGATAATGCCCAAAGGTTCTGCTACCATCGACATTTGCTCCTCCAATTACGAGGCGTCTGGGAAGATTTCGGCGAGCTTGGCGCCCTCGACCGTCACTTTGCCGATGCCATCATCGCTGACAGCATAGTATGAGCCGCAGTCGGGATGCGCACCGACCAGTTTGCGGGCCCATTCTCGCGCGGCAAATAGCGTCTTGTATTTGCGCTTCTCGCTGGCACCATCGATTGATGTATACCGGATGACAATGTCCATGCTCTGCTCCATGTACCAGTAGAGGAGATTGAAGATGCGAGGTGGCATATTTGCTCGCTCCATTCGTGCCTCAACCCCTATAGTATAGCCTAGGCACGCTGTACGGCAAAATCCTCCGCATGTTATGGTTTAGGCATCTTCATGGTCGGCAAACATTCGGAACTCGCGCAGCCAGACGCGCTTGCCTGTGCGCATTGCGTAATCCTTAGCAAGCGGGCGCAGCTTCTCTGCGTAATAGCGCGACCGCGCAGATAGCGCAGCCATTCCAATTGTTGGTATATGAGCAGGAACCCGCCCGACGCTGCCATCAGGCTCTTGGACTACCCATTCCCATAGAACGGTGCCAGGGTTGTCGCTCATAGTTTGCTCCCAATAACGCAGAGGCAGATGATGACCAGAGCGCAGATAGCCATCCAAATCAGCGTGCGCTCTTTGTCGCTAAACATCTTTGACGTCCATTGTCGCCGCGACCGGCATTGTCTCAGCGATCTTGCGGAATGCCTCCATTGCCATGTCCAGGCCTTTCTCGCGGCGCAGCTCAGTCGACAGCCGGGATAGCATTATGCTTATGGCCATGTCGAAGCCAACACTTATCTTGCCGCCTTCAAAGACTAAGCCGGTTGCTTGCCACAGCACTCGCTCTTTGTTGCCCATGCGCCAGTCCGCAGGCGGCACGAACACATCGACCTTGTCAACCATCAGCATACTCCACGCATCTCGTCTTGGTTGCGGACAAATGTCTCGCCATCAGCATTGAGCCGGGTGTGCATTTGCCCAGGAGTTTCTGGATTGACGTGCAGAGACAGGCACATCCTGTCGTAGAACTCGCGCCAGCGAGCGCCAAAGAATGGGCACTCAAACAGCGGCGCGCAATAGCCAATAATCTCCGCTGCCTGGAGAATGTGCACGACGAAGTGGTTTGGATATTGATCGTATGATCGCAAGAATGGCGAGGTGTATTCATCCCACCATTGGCGCTCGTCCTTGACCCAGACGATGTAGCTGGCGCGCTCTTCAGGGAAACGCCCAGAATGAGGTGTCAAGACGCTCGCGCGCATCACGCGGGAGAGCATTTTGCTCGGGTCGTGGCGCGGTGCTGTGTCGCAACTCCGCATAGCAGACATCAGCGCGCCTTGGTGACGCAGACCAAGTTCCATCACCCATGGATACAGAATTGACGTCATGTGAAGCTGTCCTCTTTGGCTGCTTTCAGGAAGATGTTGAAGCCGATCCAGTCGAACGGCTTGTGCCAGTCGGGATTGTACGCGAGCACCGCGCGATTGATGTCGTCATCGCTGTAGTTACGGATGCCGATGCTATTGGGCGCGAGCATCCGTATTGACTCGATGACGAATGGTGTAGCTCCAGGCTTTGGCAATTGATCATCAGCCATCACGATGTACTCCGGGTTTCTGTTGAGCAATCTCGCGCCCGATGCGGCTATTATATTCAGCCATCATCTGGCGTGTCGTCCAGTACCAGCTGGCATTGCCGCGAACGTCGCACAAAGATGCCAGCAAGAGGCCGAGCTTGTCGCGCTCGATGCCTTCAATCTCGCTCCACATGAACATGGCATCGAGCGCCTCATTGATCGTCTTACGAGACGCTACCATCACTCACCTTCACGTTTCCGCGCATTATGATGACGTTGTTGGGAGTGGCAGCAAACTCGACAGACACCCCTGGCTGCCCCTCATTTGCTTCATCGACCGTGATGAACAGGTTGCCCGTGTTGAAGCTAACCATGATCGTCTTGTCGTCAATTTGCTGCCATTTCATTACGCCGCGCTCCCGTTTTGCTGACGTTGCATATGCGCTCTGTAGATGCGCTCATAGTCGAGTATCAAGCAGAAGCAATGCTGCCTTCCGCCGCGGTTACAGATCGTATCGTGATGGATCAAGATGCGCTCCATCCCGCCGTGCTGGATGATATCGTGGAGAATGTAAGCGTCTCCTGAGATAACGGTCTGCTGACAAACACCGCAAAGTACAAGACTCATTGAATCCCCCATTGTGTTTGACTCGCGCTACCCTCTTAGTCTACGCCGAGGGCAATGAGGCAGAAAGTGGATAGAGAGAAGCGGGCAACCGCAAGCGCAGGTTGCCCGCCCCAAGTTTATTCGTCTGTGACTACCTCGCTGATCATCTCCCTGACTTGTGCAGCCGTAAGGTTCATGGCGTACGTCGTCCAAAGGAACTTGACGAACCCAACGCCAGCATAGATGATTTCGCGCTGAGGCGTCGATTTGTCGTCATTCGGGTCGGCAGTGCGAATGCCCTCACAGAGCCTGCGAGCCATAGGCTCCAGGTCCGTCCCCCATTTGCTGAACTTGGCGTTGATCTCGTCCATGGTCTCTTGTACGAGAGTATTGCCCTTATCAACAGGATCGTCAGCCATGTTTCCTCCGTTAAGCCAAGGCCCTGGTACAGTCCAGTGCCCAGGTAGCGGCTGGGATACGCTCCCAACCGTACCACCCGCCCTAGGCGTGCTACGCTGCCGTTGAGCCGATAGAGGAGTATAGCGCGGGCGATCTGAGGGGCAAAATGGCCGGCACTAGCTTATCCCCTCTGACTTCTTGATCAGATTGACGATGGCCGTCCACAGGTCTTTGTCGCGCCCAGCGCCGTGGGTGCCTTCCTCGGTGACCACCCAATCGTCGCCGATCTTGCGCGCGTTGAAGCCGTTGCCTTTGCAGGCCAAGCGCAGCATTGTCTCATTCGCCAGCTTGTTGAAGGCAAGCACCTTCTGGACCCAATCCTTGTTGGCGCCAAACGCCTGGGCCTCGGCCATTACTGGCATTATGGAGTAGTTGTCTGCTGTATCTGAGCAATCCCAGAACAGCTTGATCGGTTTCCCGTCATTTCCGATCTTGGGCACCTTCTCTGTCCACCAGCGCATGGCGTTGTCTTGCTGCAAATAGTAGCCACGGGGCGTTCTCTTCACACCCGGCTCGACCTTGGTCAACCCAGCGACGTACGTGGGATGGTCATGGACGGCCTGCTGCGGCGTCTTGCCCTCGGCGTACGCCACTTCCCAGTAATTGCCGCTGAGGATTGATGCACTCGCCAAGCCCGCCTCTTTGAGCGAGTCATTAGCCTTGAGCATCCAGTCTCGAAACTCTCTGTTGTTTGGCAAGATGCTCTCCTGTTTACTTCCACATGCGTCGGAAGCTAGACTAGAGTATAGCGTGACCTGCGAGAATTTCAAAACTCGCGGGTTGAAAGAGCGGGCTTGTTCGCCCGCTCTCCCAACTGGTTGGAATCAGGAGTGGCTGTCGCTGCCGAGCTTTTTGTTGACCTTTTCCTCCAGAACATCGGCCTCTTGGCGCATGTGCAGCACCAGCAGACGATACTCGTGGGCATTGCGCTTGCCCAGAGGTTTGTCACGAAGGTGTTTCTTCATGACGGCCATAAAGTCCTCGATCAACGGGGTAGCAGTTTCGACTTCCATAACAACAGCTCCACTCTTGGCTCTCAGCTGAGAGCGGGAACGGTATCTTAGAATATAGTCAGATGTTTTCAAAGTCGGGAGCTTGAAAGGAGCAAAGATGATCGTCTTGATTCGACCACTCGTTGACATGGACACGCGGCTGCGCGACATACCAGCCGATTGGCTCAGATACATCGAGCACAATATCTTGCGGATGGGCGAGCACTGGTATTGGAGAGGAACCATTGACAAGGGCCGCTATCCAATGCTGTACCATACAGAGACGCGCAAACTGCTAAACGCCAAGCGGTTTATCGCCAAGTTGTTCTGGGATTTCCCAGACAAGTTCTATGTGGTCAATGGACCGGAGCGGACTTGCTGCGAGGATGCCTGCGTGCGACCGACGCACATCATGCCCATTGGACATCACCCTCGGTGGGCGCAACGCAATTGGTAGAATGTGCGTGGGGCCCAGGCTGTCGAAGCAACCTGGGCCCCTGGAGGCTCGGAAAGTGGCCTAGCTGGACCGCGCGCTAGGCTACCGCACCACGGCGAACTTGCCGACGGCTCTGTTTGGGAGCCGGGGCTGCTTCGGTGGCTTCCGTCGCCTCCGTCTGCTCGGCGGCAGGCGCATCCGTCGCCGGCTGCTCCGCTGCCTTGGCTGTTGCTTCGACTGCGGCCGCGTCCTTGGCGGCTTTCTTGGCGGCTTTCTTGGCTTCCTTGGCCGCGTCCTTCTCGGCCTTCTGGGTAGCCTTCAGCGCCGCCTTCTCCTGGGCGCTGCGATCCTTGTCGGCTTTCTTGGCTTCGCGCGCATCCGCGCGTGCCTTCTTGGCCGCTTCCTTCTCGGCCTTCTTGGCCGCTGTCTCGGGGTCGACACGCCGCTCTTGGCGCTCGGCCTTGATCGTCTCCAGGGTCTTGCCTTCCGGTGCCTTGACCGTCCAGCCGCCGTCCTTGGTGTCGTGCTGCTTGAGAATGGCGCTGACGGTGAAGTTGGGATCGAAGCCCACTTCCGCAGCCAGCTTGGTGATCTCGCCGATGGTGCGGCCTTCCGCGCCAAATTCGTTCAGGATGCGAGCGCGACCGCTGCCGGCCTGGAACTTGTAGGGCTTGCCGGTGCCGTGGATCGTGCAAAGATCGTATTTGGTTGGATAGTGAGTGACGGCAGCGTCGGCTGCCTTGCGATATGCTGTCATAGTGCCCCTTGGGGTTTGGGTTGAACGAAGGCCCGAGACTAGGCCATGGCAGCGGTGGAGTAAAGCGCGAAGATGCGGACGCGCAATAATAAAGTTGTAGACTTATCCACCGGATTGAGGTTCGCGGCTGTTCTTCATAGAGAGATATGCTGGGTCCTTCAAATTAACCTTGCTGATGAATGCTCGGTCAAAATCTGGCGGCACAGCCAGGTTCCCGGCAGATATGCGAGCCTGGATACGAAACAACTCGCGCAGCTTCTCATCACCAAGCCAGTCTTTGATATTGATCTCGCCATAATGTCGCGCGCACAATTCTATGCCAAAGATGATTTTCAAAGGCTGGTGCATGTCGATAGGCACGCCGGTCGCAGGAACATTTATCGCCATCGCGCATACTGCGGTGCGCTTACATCCTTCACCTTTGCAATCCATATTTACACCTCGCACATGTGCAATCAGCTAATCCGATGCGCTGTAGATACCACGATGGTGCGTGGCGCACGAAGAACTGGACGACCTTGTCCAGCGTCCCATCGCCAAAGTATTCTGCGCGCTCGCGGTACCAGTCAGCCGTCCCCTTCGGCACTCGGACTGTGACTGTGATCCTCTCCCACTCCACCGTCGAGTTGGATGCCAACGTCGCGCCCGGTATCTGGGGGCCGCCAGTAGTCGGGATTGTCTCGTTTCCATTCATTCAATCTGTCTCCCCACCATGTACCGGGCTCAGAGCCGAGCCAGCGGCGCGGTGCCTTGGGGTGAAAGAAACGGTCCATCTTCCAGAGCTTGGTGCGATCCATCGGGATCGACAGCTGGCCGATGGTCTTGTATCCCCAGGTCGTGATTGACCTGGCGTCCATCCAGGGGATGAATGTGAAATAACGAATGCCGCGCTCATCGACCCAGTAGACGGCGAGGAAGCATTGGTCGCCAAAATGGGTCAGCTGGTTGAGCAATATCTTCTGGGCAGGGTCCACATGCACGAGGATGCTGACGTTGTTGCGCTTGGGCATTGGGATCGCCTTGCCCTCGATCCAGTTGCCGCGCGCCATATAGATGTCAGGGATGCCGCCCTGGAAGCGATCCGACGCCTTGTAGGCAAATATGCCCAGACGCCGGATGGCTTTCTTGAGGTCTTGGTTGTACGGCGACTCAGCGACCACGATGCTTGTCCAGCATTTGGCTGAATGTGGACTTGAGGTCAACTTCAACCTTGTCGTGTACTGGATTATGGTCGCCTTCGCGTCCAGGGCAGTACAACTTGCACCAGTCGAGTTGCTTCTCCATGCAGACGCTCAGCATTGACTCGGCATCGTGCGCCGTTGGGAACGGCCAAGAGAAGCCGGATGAGTCGCCGAGCGCCATAATCCAGTTGCCGCGTACGGCGTGTTTGCCGAAGTGGAAGTTGTACGCCACCTTCTCGCCGCGCGAGGCGTCGCCATCACGACCCCTTCAATGCCATCAAGCCCATCGGTGTCGACTGACCCAGACTTGGTCAATTCATCGATCTCAGGGCCGCTGATTGGATCGACGTTGCAGTATAGTACAAATCCCATCTCTTTCTTTGCCATCGCACGCTCCTGGTTAAAAGAGGCAGGCGCACCCGACCAGCCATGATCTTAGTGCGCCTGCCCGCCGGTACAGGGGGAAGTTGTACTCGACCCCGTTAGCCTAGCTTATCGCCACTGGAAGGCAAAGCGCGGCCTCTGAGTGACATCTCAGTTGGAATGATCATAGGCAGCTGAGGGTGTGGCTCCCAGTTGATGCCTTCCATGCTGGCGCCGGATGTAGCCTCGATGTCCTTCCAGATCGCGGCGGTCCTGGCTTGGAGTTCCTGCATTCGCGTCTGCATGGTCTCCTGGAACTGCCGCACCACTGCTTGGTTGGCTTGAATTTTGGCATTGATGTCCAAGAGCGCCTTGTGCTGGCTCTCGGTGATCTGAGTGGGGGCCGGGAACGCCCCGACATTGTCTGTACGCGTCATGTGCTGAGCCTCTTGATTTTGTCAATGTTGATCTTACGTCGACCATCTTCCATGATCCGCCCTCGGATCAGGAAGTCATGGCCGTCGCTCTCCTCCTCCATCAGCGGCTTGCCTAGCTCCTGATATTTGAAGCGATTGATAGTGGCAAGGATGGAGCCGGTATCATCCTCGACCTGAAGGTTGAGGAACAGGTTGTTGTGGTGTATGAGTTTTCCATCGCGCTTGGCAAGGCTCTGCGTCTCATTCAAGTCGCGCAGATTTCGGACCTTGAGGGTGGCGATGAAGCAATATTCACCCTTTTTCTCTGGGATGTCCTCGATGTTTAGGATCGGCCCCTTCACCTTTTGGGATTCAGGATCATCGTAATAGGCGCCATATGCACCGTGCAGACGTGTGAGGTTGTGCCACGGAGTATTGTTTGGTGCGAGTACTTTAGACCTTTGCGCAAGAGTGAGGCCAGAAAGCCATCCCGCAGGATTTTGCTTTCGTTGTTCAAGAAAGCGCGCAGCCGTGACCTCGCCAACTCCCTTGACGCCTGTAAATCCTCCATAGATTTTGCCCTCTTTGGCCGACCAATTGATGTCGGACTTGTTTGGATCGAAAGGCACAATCTCATAGCCTTCCTTCTTGAGTTCGCGCAAGAGCCGGAAGATGTGATCGTCCGACGCTGCTCGGCGCAAGCTGGCCACCGCGAACTCGGCAGGGTGGACAGCTTTGAGATAGGCGCACCAGTAGCTGATCAGGGCGTAAGATACAGCGTGCGACAGGTTAAACGCCCAAGAGCCGAAGGTGCACATATCAGCCCAAATTGTGAGGGCGATTTCATCTGGGATTGACTTGGCCCGAGTTCCAACCAGGAATTTGTCTCGATACTTGTTGAAGAACTCCTCGCCCAAGGACTTAGACATAGCTCGCCGAAGAGCATTGACGTCTTGCCAGTCCATGCCTCCAAGATCACGTGTGATGGACATGACTTGTTCTTGGTATACAATTGTGCCGAAAGTATGACCAGTGTGAGAGCTAAGCAGAGGGTGCTGATAGTCCCAATCTTTCTGTCCCGTACGACGAGCAATAAACTCGTTAGCACCGCCGCAATGGAGAGGGCCAGGACGAGCCAAGGAAGTGAGAGCCACGATGTCATCGAAATTCTCCACACCCATTTGTCGCATCAATGAACGCACGGCGTATCCTTCAAACTGGAACACGCCAGCGACCTTATCCTTCTGGAAGATGTCAAATGCGTCCTGCCGGTCGAGCGGGAGAGTGTACAGGCTGCGTGGGTTGATCCCAGCCATGTCACAGGCATCTTGGATCACGCTCAGGGTCTTGAGGCCGAGCGCGTCAATCTTCATCAGGCCGATTGCCTCGGCATCGTACTTGGTCAGCTCGCCGATGCCGCCCTTATTGTGGTCGATCGAACAATACCGGGCGATGGGGTCGTTTGAGATACAGACGCCCGCCGCGTGCTTCCCGGTATGCCGCGCGTGGCCCTCCAGCACCTCAGCCATCCTGATCTTTGGATACTTGTCAACCAGCGCCTTGGCCTTCTCAAACTGGTTGATCGTATCCATGATGGTCATGTTGGCGCGGGCGTCACCCCCTGATCGTTCGACAAGCACGTCGGTGAGTGAATCCACTTCCCATTTGGGAATACTATAACACTTGGCGACATCTCCAAGTGACGACTTTGCTTTGAATAGCGATACTGTGCCAAGGCGGGCAACACGGTCAGCGCCGTATTTGTCGGCCAAGTAACCATACACCTCGTCACGCCGCTCGTCTGGAAAATCAATATCAACGTCGGGCAGGTCAGTTCGCGTGACATCTATGAACCGCTCGAACATAAGGTTATGGGCAATTGGATCCACTTCAACGATGCCCATAAGATAGCAAACCAGGCTTCCTGCGCTAGAGCCGCGTGCTGGGCCCACAAACATTCGATCCTTAGCCCATTGGATGAGGTCGCCGATGAGCAGAAAGTAGTCCACAAAGCCCTTCTCGTGTATGAGCTTGAGCTCATACGCCAAACGGGTGCGCCAGGGGTCTTTGGAAAGATCAATATTTCTGCCTCGTGCTCCATCTTCGCACCATTGCTCCAACGTGATGTTGATAGCGGGCTTGACGTTCTGAGCTTGCGGCAGCTCAGCCGAGCAGATACTGGCTATCTCAAGCGTCTGCGCATACCAGGCATTGAACTCCTCTTTGGTCACTCCCATGGAGTAGAACCGGCTGGAGCACTCACCCAGGCGGAACATCCACTGATCGAGGCCGTCAATATCGAATGTCTTGCGGGCCGATCCAATCGCATTCACGAGCTGGTAGGCTTCCTTGTCGGCTGGGGTCGGGTAGACCGGAGAACAGGTTATAGCCACGCTTCCGCAGCGTGCCTTAGCTGCGGCGACGAGGGCTGCGCTACCTACCCCCAGCCCCAGGAAAGACCGTGGCAGACACAGGAACTTATCAACGGCCCCCAGCGTTATCCTATTGGAGATAATAACATTTCCGGTGATATCATGCAACTGATCATACGTGAGCCGTGGCCGGTAGTAAAACTGCTTAGTAGCCAGGCTGAGTGCTTCGTACTGGGCTCGCAGGCCGTCCTGCGACATTGCGATGAGAGTAACCAAGTCATGGCGCGGGTCTTTGTCCAGGCTCTTCACAACTGGGAGCTGAACGCCGAGGAGTGGTTTGATTTTCTCTTTCTTCGCAGCTTTCCAAAATGGGATGTGCCCCCAAGTGCTGCAAAAGTCGGCTATGCCGACAACGTCAGCTTCCAGCTCCTTGACGCGCGCAAGAATTTGGGCAGGCGACCCGTATGACTTGAGGAAGCTGTAGTCCGTCTTGACGTCAAGATGGATCACTTTGGGTTCCTCTGGTCATAGCCGGGTATCTTCAGTTCCTGGTGGCAGGTCTTGCACAGGCCATACGGCTTGGTGAATAGGTCTGCGATCCGGTCATCGACCGTGCCAAAGACGCCGATGCCTGAAGCGTCCATCGAGCAGGATGTCAGGCGACCGTCCGACATCACCATGGCCCAGCCATTCTTGACCCAGGCGCAATCCATCGGCGGCGCAGAGTTGTGCCACTCTACCTGCCCCGCCCAATTGATGGCGGCGAGGCTAGGGTCTGCCGACGCGCCCTTGAGGATGCCCATCTTGCGGCATAGCTCGATGGCTGGCCCTGCCTTCTCGGGCCGATGCATCGACACGTAGACATCGACCTTGGCCCATTTGAGCCGCTCCGCGATTTGCTCGTTCATCGTCAAGCCGTTGGTGGCTAGAACCAGCTTGATGTTCTTGCCCAGAAAGACGCGGGCGTGAGTGACGAACTCCAAGAACTGTGGGTGGATGGTGCTCTCGCCGATCCCGGCAAGATTGAGGTCTGGCTGCTGGGTCCCTTGCGCCATCAGCTTGCGGACCATCCACATCGCCCGCTCGAATGTGAAGAAATTCATGTCGATCTTGGGCCGCTGGAGATTTGGCGACGGGCAGTAGCGGCACCGCAGGTTGCAGCGGCTGGTGATCTCGATCTGGTGGATGGTCCTGAGAGGAAACATCAGAGCAGGCCCCTTTCCTTCAGCTCCCGGCCACAACGCACCGTCGCCTTGATATCTTTCAAAGCGTTGTGCGCGCCGCCGAATGCCTCGCCAAAGAGCGCCTGATGCAGCTCGATGAGCTTGGGGAACTTGGCGCCGCGCTTCCCCTGCATTTGCATCAAGTCGCCACCGACCTTCATGACGTCGATGTCGCTGCAAGGCCAGGGATACTTCATCTCCAGGCCATAGCGCCGCAGTTGGTGGTACAGAACCTTGCGGTCAAACTCGTTGTTGTAACCCACCCAGTAGCGCCGCGACCGCGCAAATCCGATCAGGTCCCAGAACGCCTCGGCAAACGTTGGCGCTCCACGGAGCATCGCGTCGGTGATCCCATGGGCTGCGGCTGCGCCCGGTTCGATGGCCATCTCGGGATTGACGAGCGTCTCATACTCGCCAACGACGGTCCAATCGGAGTTGAGGATCACGAGGCCGATCTGGCAAATACCGGGCTGGCGCTTGGGATCGTCCGTGTCGCCCTTGAGCAACCCGGTGGTTTCAAAGTCGATGGCTATCATGAACTGTGCTTCTCTCTTTCCTTGGCGAAGATGACGGCGGCGAAGGCTGGGTGATCGCGGTTCTCACCCCAGAGCCGTACCACCGTCAGCGCGTTGATGAATGACTGGATCAATTCCGGGTGGCTGTCGAGGGCCATCGCCAGCATGCCGCTGACGTCGCCCCGCGCAAAGACGCTTGGCAGGCCGTCGCCGTGCACGATCATCGCACTGACAGCATTGCCCTCGCAAGCGTCAGCCAGCACCACCGCCGATTGATCCAGATGTTCCACGTTGTTCCCTCGCAATAAGGTGTAGCACGAGCTGGACACCTATCGCTCCGTACACTGCCAGGTCGGAGTAGGTGTCCAGTAGCTCATCAAGCGGCATATCGTGGCTGCCGTTGAAGTATTCTTTCATAAACGCCTGCGCGCGCACATATTTGCGCTTGATGTCTGAGAAGTGCTCCATGAGCGCGAACTGCGTTGGGTCGCCGCCGTGCGTCTCAAGGTAGTTGCCATAGAGCACTTGCTTGCCCTTGTAGATGTCGCTCAAAGCATCCATGACAACTGTGAAAAATTCGTCGGTCTTGCCGCGCTGTACCATTGCGGGCGTCAGGCCAGCGCGCTTGAGGAGAAGTTCGCGGGTGGTGAGCGTCTTGGTCAAGTTCCATACCTCTCAGCCAGCTTGAGTATATTCGCTTCCAAGACCTCACGGAGCGAAAAATCGTTGGCGTCCAAAGAAAGAAACAGGTAGAACAAAATGTCACCTAACTCTTTCTTAACTTTATCACGGTCGAGCGCCTGTTCTTTACCAAACAGACGTTTCTTGTAGAGTTCGAGCACCTCAGCGCCCTCGCCCGCCAGCCCCATGGCGCCGTGCAGTTGGCGCCAGAATGAGCGATTGTGCTTGGGCGGCAGACACGGCTGGCCTGTCTCCATCTCCAGCCTGTATCTGGGGGTGTTCTCGACCAGGGAGTGAAATGCCTGGTATGCCTGGATGACATCTTGTAGGTCCATGTATCTCCAGGCATTATCGCCCTTGATCAGCTCGGCGTAGTGGCGTATTGCCTCTTTGCGCTTGTCCTCGTCCATCAGAGCACCTCACCTGGATGGGTGACTTTGAGATCGAGCGGCAGGTCAGGCTGGGCCTCGGCGCGGTTGTTGGCCCAGACCTTATGGATGCCGGCAAGGCTCGCAGGGCGACCGCCGCCATATGCGTTGCCGGTGTTTGGATCATATACGTGCGGCTTCGCCGGGCACTTGTCCACCGGGTAGGTCGGGAACATGCACGTCCCATACGTAGCGCAGTGGACGCGGATGAAGGGATCGGCCCAGGGGTGTACCTCGATCACAGCATCACGCATGGCCCGGAACACGTCCTGCGCCTCGCCCTGCGCCTTAACGCAGAGCCGCTTGAGGGCCATATCATGCATGGACCGGAGATTGGCCTTGATGACGATGTTGGTGCAGATGTTGGTGGGCAAGACGCCGCGCGCATCCTGCGCCGGAATGCCGACATCGACCAGCTTGGTGTATGCGTAGTCGATTGCTGCCATAGCATCGTCCCAGACGATCTGGGCATTGCTGCCGCCAAACTTGTCATCGAAATCGCGCACCGACTGCGGCGTCACGAACTCGAAGCCAGACATGTCCACGGCGCGCTGCGCCTGCTGGGCATAGCTGTTGTGCCTATGACGCACGATCTGGTGTGTGAAAGCTCGCGTCACATCTTCGACAATGAAGACGTAATCGACAAACTCCCAGCTGGACTGGATCGTGTTGCGCATGTATTCGAGCTGCTTGATTTTCTCCGCGACTGGCCAAGCCTTGATCGCGTCGAGGCCGCCAGGGCTCATCTTGAGCCGGGTCTGCTTCGTAAACAGCAGAAGCTCAAGGGCATCCGGCGTATAGCTGAGAAGGCTCACTTTCATCGTTTTCTCCTGTTCAAAACTGGGCGTACCATGGTGTTCGTTAGCGGGGGCTGTACTCCGCTAGGGTCGCGGGCCGTGGCTCGATAGTGCTTGCCGGTAGTTATTCAGCTTGCCCTCGGCGTTGATCAGGCTGCGGATGACCTCGCAGTCGTTGACAACGTCATCCAGCAGGATTTGGCGCCAAGTGGCGAACCGCCCGAGGCTGTAGATGCTGTACTTGCGCGTCATCGTGTAGATGAAGTCCTGCCGGATTTCTTCAGGGATGGGATTGATCTTCCCAAATTCCTGGCGCTTGCAGTCTGGCTCTGTGTGTTTCACGCCCAGCAAGCCGAAGAACGCCAGCACTTGTTCCAGAATGCGGCCCTGATTGGTTTTGGAGCCTGGGTCTGCAACCAGCTCGATGGTGAGATGGCCGCCGGTGAGGCTCGCCCGGTAAACAGGGTCGCTCAGGTCCGCGAAGTGGATAGTCTGATACACATCAACGGTCGGGATGGTCAGGTCAGTCGTGATGGCCCAGACCGGCATCCACTTGAACGTCGGCTTATGGCGCCAAGCGACTTGATCCATAAGCGTCGGCATCGGAATGGTGCTGATTGCCGGGGTGCCCCGCAGGTCGCCAGCATCGAACGGCACGCTGTAGGAAATGGTGAATGGCCGGGCCAACTGGGCGATGAAGTTGCGCGGCGCGATGTACCGCTCTGCGTCGCCGAAGTTCCAGATGCTGCGGTCCAGCACCTCGCCCGTCACCTTGAGGCTGTAGTTATTGCAGACAAACGGGTTGGGACGGTCCACGAATGTGCCATCTGCGACGACAGCCTTGCGAACCAGAACCTTCTTGAACTCGATCCCGGTGGCTCTGGCTACCTTGTCAGTCCGAAATCGCAGCAGCGCGTCGTGGTTGTTCGGCAGCCGGTCCTGCATCTCGCAGATGGTTGGCTTAGATGCGCGGAAGGCGTGCCCTGCCAGTAGACCTGCCATCCCTGCGCCGACGATTATCATGTGCTTGCCCCTTTTCCTGAGAGTACTGTGATTGCCTTAATGAATCGCTAAACTGTCCGCGCCGTTGCAGCTCGTCACGTATTTGGGAGCTGATCCTGCAAGTGGCGTCGAAAGCCTCATTCAACTCCTTGTCTGGTAGGTCTGCTATCTCTGTGCCCCTCCACTTCAAATCAAACTCCTCATGTACAGTCCACTGGTGGGGGCGACGATGGTGAGGTCATCCATGGCGCGTGTAGCGCCGACGTACGCAAGTCTACGTTCTTGATCGGGGTAAAGTTGGGCATTGTCCCAGGCTGCTTGGTAGCAGTTCGTGAAGAGGACAACCCGCTTTGCCTCGCGGCCTTTGGATGCGTGATAGGTGGTAAGCTCCACCCTGGGAGCGTTAATGAGAGCCGTTCGGTGATTTTCGCGCAGGATGGAAGCGATGCCCTCATTTTGGTTGTGATCTCGTCTTGCGGTCCCGAACTGAGCTTGCCATGGTTTTTGTAAATCCACGCCGTATTGAGCCAGTCCGTCGCTTCCGATAAGCTCATCAGGCCTTGTTCGTGCCACCTCAGCAAAGTTCTTGTAATGGTTTCGGGCTGCGAGCTTGACGATACGGGCTGCATCCTTGACCCTCACTTTCTGTCCAGATTTCAGTTCCAGGAACCAAAAGACGGCTTTGGACCTCTCGGTTCCTGTCAGGCTGTATCCGCGGTGAAGGAAAGGCGTGCCGCGCTTCTCCAGGCTCCTGGCGATAGATGCCAGCTGCGAATGATGTCGAGCGATGAGCATGACCTGCTCGCCGTCATAGTCCAGATACTCCGGGTCAAGGTTCCAGTAGCCGACAGTCCCGCCCTCGCCAACCACCTCGATCTGCTTGGGAACCCGGTCACGCACCTCCTCTATGATTCGTCTTGCAAAATCCCAGATGTTCCTCTTGAGCCGGTACGTCCTTGGGAGGATGACGGTTTCTTCGGCTGGGAGCGAATAGAAGCCAAGAGGGTCTGCACCGATAAACCCGTATATGCTCTGGTCATCATCGCCCGCAACATATCGTCGTAATGCCTCTGCAGCAAATTTGTCAACGACGCGCCATTGAAGCTTGGACAGGTCTTGGGCCTCGTCAATGAATATTGTGTCAATGTCAAGTGGTCTAAACTCACTTCCAAGATAGAGGAGGAGCATGTCCACGAAATCGAATTTGGTGTGCTTGCGTTTGTATTCTTCAAATTTTTGAATAACCGCTCGGAACTCGCTGACGGGGATGTCCGGCGGGCAGCGTCGAATAACGTCTGGAGAATTGATATCTGCCAGGCAGGCGGCTGCAAACTGGCGCACAGCAAGTATTTCATTTCCTGCGCTGTGAGCGAACCCTTGAGGTAGGCCATCGTCATCCAACTCTTCAGTAAATGCTTCCGAGAATAGGATACAGGCTTTTCGCCCGAAGTCGAGGTAATCATCGGTCTGCATCACATTATCTCTGCCGAGATGCAGCTCACCGAAGCAGATGCCGTGTATCGTTCTGAAATATCTGAAGTCTCGATCAGTCGCAGACGGCAGGAGCCGCTGCGCCCGTTTCCTCGCCTCATCACGCGCGGCCACAGTTGCCGTAACGAAGCAAATGCGGTCGAGCCTGGTCCCGGCCTTGATCTCTGCCTCCAGGCGCGCCAACATGTCGGTCGTCTTGCCGCAGCCTGGAGCGCCGAAGATTTTGGTTGTTCTCAAGGGAGCCAGCTAGGGTGGATGCCGCGCGGATGGAGCTGCCGGTGTATCCAAGACTTGGCAGCCTTCTTGGTCAGGAAGTTGTTGACCACAGTCTTGCCCAGCCTGACGCGATAGTACAGCGTCACCTTGCGGCGAGCGCACCATCGGCCAACGCGCTCGATGGTGTATGGGCAAGGCTCTTTGCGGCGGCGCTTCAAGGTCGCCGGGAACAAGTCGGTTTGCGTCACCGTTTTATCTCCAAAAGCTGCGCCACTTCCTCGTCAAAGTCGAGGATGTCTTGCCCCCACATCCAGCACAAATACTGCGGATCATCCTTGACTACGGTGCTGACCAGTTCATCTTTGTACTTGCCAATTGGGAGGCGATCATCCATCCCGTATGGAGTAGACTTGGGCTTACGCCTGCTCATCAGAATTTCTCCGATCCAGGAATGTCAAACCACGGTTCGTCCACAGGGAACAGCCAGCATTTGGTCTGCTTGGATTTCACCCTTACATTGTCTCGGTAGCAGCCAATATCGTTGAGTGCCGCCCAGATGTCGCGGTCGGATGCCTCTTTGCGCCGCGTGCGCTTGAACATTGAGATAAAGTCCGTGCCCCGGAAGATAATGCGCTGCGTCTCCGGGTTGTAGAATGGGAAGCCGCGCGCAACGTCGTCAACGTCCTTGGTCTTGGGGCACATGTTGAACGCCCACTCGCGGAACGATTCAAGAACCTGTCCATCAAGGCTAACCTCATCCGGCGCTTCCTGCACGTCCACCGGCAGCTTCTGGATGAATTCCTCCCACTTCGGCGCAGGCAGCTTGGGCATCAGCATCCCAATCATCTCATAGATGCGCCGCCGACATTTCTCGTTGCTGAGCAACTGCTCGGTTGCCATCTTGACGCTCTTGCCGTTGCAGACAAGGTAGAAGATCGGCGGATCAGAGGCGATCTTGATCAGTCGATCAATCACCACCTCAGCGTAGCTAATCCCTTGCTGCGGCCCCACGCCCCATTTGCGCGTCAGGCAGGCATCCTTGTCGCAAATAGAGCACATCGGCTCCTCTTTGCACAAGTACTGGTACTTGCCGCCGCCCACGTTCTTCATCACCTGCGTGATTTCTTCATGGGTGAGCGGCGGGTCAAATATCTGGTAGTTGGCGGCGGCTAGTTTGTCCCGCCAATTGTCAGGGTCGCTCTTGTAGAAGTACACCGCCCAGTGGAATGCCGCCCGGTTACGTCCACCCTCATGGACGCCCTCGGCGCTCATCTTCTCGATGCAGGGCGGCGCATCGGCATAAGGCGACTTAGATGCCTTTTCCTCGGCAAGCAGCTCAGGAACGTCCGATGGACGGATTGACCGGGCTGACGCCAGTTGCTCGAACTCACCCAGCTTCAGCTTCTCGCCGCCGAGGCCAAAGGCCCAGCGGTCGGTGAGGTCGCCGCCAAAATACGGCAGGTTGATCCAGTTGCCTGTCGCGCCCTCGGCAATATGCTCCTGCTTTGGGAACACTTCGCAGCGCGGATGGCCTAGCATGGCCAGCCACTTGCGCATCAGCTTTATGCCAGTTGCTGCGGGGATCGCTCCGTCCACGAAGCAGTAAAGGTGCGCGCCTCCCGATTTTGACCGGCAGAGAACTACCGGAATGTTCTTGTCTTGACAGACCTTGTTGAGCTTAGCAAGGTCTATGGTGTAAACGTCTATGTCGCCCGCGAACCAGCATACGGTCCCATCGGTGCGGATAGGGACAACCCCCAGCATCCGCTTGCCCGAGAGATGAGCCGCCCACACTTCCTCTGTGAGCGGCTTCTCGTGAGTGGTACCCTTACCCTTCTGCTTACCATCATCACGCTTCTCTCGGACAACGTAGGTGCCGTAACAGTCTGTTCGCCCAGCGAATAGCTGAGCGAATTGGCGCATCAGAAGCGTTCGGCCTCGTCCTTGTCGCCGGCAGGCTTGGTGCTCTCCTCGTCGGAGAAGTCCACATTGATGCCCTTCTCTTTGAGCTCCATGTGCATCTTCGCCAGGCCCTCGAACAGAACGCGGTCCTTGACGAAACCAGCCGGCTGGAAGGCATAGTTGAAGAACGTGTCGCCTGCCGCGTTGGCGTCAGGGATCGAGGCGATGGCGATCTGCCGAGCGAACATGGGCGCGTTGCCCATTTTCAGCAAGGCGTTGAGGTCTTTGGCCTTCTTGGCCGACGACCGCGACAACGAAACGGCGAGCATGATGTGCTCATGTTCCGGCAGCATGATGACGTAGTTGTAGTGAGCCGTCGCTGCCGGGCCGCTCTCGCTGTCGCCAGGCACTTCCGAGCCGAACTCGCTCAGGCCATCATCCTCGACAAATGTGCCTGTCTTCCACGTCACCTTGGTCTTGCCGCCGAGCTTGTGGGTGAATTCCGAATTGGGCTTGTCCCATTTGTGCCGCACCTCGCCGCCCGGCAGGATGACGCGGTTGGCGCGGGCCATGATGCCGCCGCCGTCGTTGCGATCACGCCAGAGGAGATATTGCTTGGAGAAGCAAATGGGTATGATGATGCCGGTGGCGCCCTTCTTGATCAGAACCTGCTTGGTGATGTTGTGGAAGAAATCGCCTTCCTCCACGAGCTTGTCCTTGACTTCAGGGTTCATCGACTGCCCGAGCTTGAGGCGCGGGATGTTGACGTCTTTGCTGTCGATGTTCTCGGTGCCGGTCGGTCCCTGATACTCGCGCAAATAGTCCGGCACCGCTTCATTGCGGAGCGCGACTGACGTGCTCGGCTCGGCCTGCGCAGGCGTTGTGGTCTTGGCCATGTGTGCTTACTTCCTCAATAGCGTTGCTGTTGGAACAAAGACGGCATTGATTGAATTTGGCAAAGGCTCGCCGCCCTCCAGCCTTTCCTTTGCCCAGGATTGGAGCCGCTTCGGATGGATGAACGGCTTTATCAGATCAGGCGCATTTGACCGCGCCCAATCGTAGAATGGAGGCTCGTCGCTCTCGTCCTTGATGAGCGAAGCAAACACGACTTGCTTAATGTACATCGTGCCCGCGCCCTCGATGGTTGCCTTCTCAATCTCGGCATCTTCCATCACTTTGGGGATTGTCCGCTCCTGAAGCTCTTTGGCTTCCTTGTTGACTTCCTTGAGTTCCTCCTCAAGATAGTCTTTGCGGTCTTTCAAGAACCGCAACCGTTGGCCAAGCGCGGCCAGCTTTGGATTTGTCGTCATTCAGAGTGCCCCTTTTATGCAGAACCTTCAAGTATAGGCTTGCTAGGTGTAGAGTAAACCGCGATGTTTGTAATTCATTAAATCCATGCCTTGTACCCGTCGCGCATGATCTCATCGGACAAACGCTTGTTTGCCCGCAGGACTTGGATCACCCGCTCATCAATGGTCTTTGGAGCAACCAAGTCGATGTACTGCACTGATCTGGTCTGTCCAATGCGGTGGCACCGATCTTCAGATTGAACTCGATCCTCCGTGCCAAACGTATTGGAAAGATAGATAACTGTGGACGCCGCATTAAGCGTGAGACCGATACCTCCTGTTCTAATTTGCCCGACAAAAACCCTGATGAAATCATCTTGGTTAAAGCCAGTTCTAGCTGTAATGCGATCTGCTTCCGAAGTGTCTCCGTCAAACTTGACGTGGCCAATCCCGGCAGCCGACAGAGCATCGACCATTTCTCTAACTTCAAATTTGTATCGGCACCAGACAATAACTTTGTTTGAACACTCAGCAATGATGTCCATTGCTTCATCGATCTTGGGGCAGGCAATTCGCTTCTCACCATATTTCTCTCCAGTCTCCGCGTCGATCAGCGGCAGATACCCGGCGGTGATCTGCTGGAGCCGAGCCATTTGCGCTAGTACAGTGGTCGCCGCTACGTGGTGTTGCGCGTCGAGCCAAGTGATCAGCTCAGTGCGCATATCATCGTAGTGCTTGCGCTGCTCCGGCGTCAACTCCACAATGCGCTTGCTGTAGACCTTCTCAGGAAGATCGAGGCACTGATCCTTTGTCACCCGGTAACTACAACCGGCAATCTTCTTGGACAGGTCATCGACGTTGACGTATCGGAACACCTGCCGACCGTGTTCACCGCCCATCACAGCATACCGGGATTGGAACTCGGTGTAGGTTGGGATGTTGATGATGTTCGGATCGAGGAAGTCAAATTGCGAGTACGCGTCAAGCGGTGACTTGATCAGCGGCGTGCCAGACATGATCCGAGCGCGGCCGCAATGCTGACGCAAATTCTTGGCTGCCTTGGCGCGCTTGGTGGTGTGCTTCTTGATGCGCGTGGACTCATCGACCGCGATCATGCACCTTGTCTGCTTGACAAACTGGTCTGCCTCTTTGAAGGCGCGCGGCGATGCCACGCCCTCGATGTTGACGGCGAGTATCTTGAGGGCCTTCTCATTGTACTTGATCGCGCCCTGGATATTGTTCCACGCCTTGAGGTTGTTCTGGCGCATGCTTGCGAACCATGCAGCCTTGATGTGGGGGATGTCCGGCGCGAGGTGTTTGGTTATCTCATCCTCGCCGTCGATGTTGACCCAGTTTGTCTTCACCGAGTTCGGGCAGAGAATGAGAAGTGAATCAATAAGTCCGGCACGATAATTGTGGGCTGCGTCGTCAAGCAGAACCTTGGACTTGCCAGTGCCCTGTTCCATGAGGTACGCAAAGACAGCTTGGTCGCGGCCAAGTACAAGGGCGTGGCGTTGATGTTCGTAAGGCGGGAGCCGCATCGGCACTCCGACAAGTTGATCGGAGGCGTCAAACCGTCCTTCTGCCACAATGGTGCGATGCGCCGCTTCAGCGGCCTTCTGGTCATAGATGGCTTGCGCTTCGTCAGACCAAGGAGCCTGATTGAACAGCGACTTGACGTGATCCATGACCTCAAGCACTGCGGGGAACACCCAGTGACCGTGAGCTTTCTCATAGCGGCGCTTTGGTAATGATCGCGCCATCTCGATGTGAATTGGGTCATACGGAAGCTGTAAGGCAAGATGGACATCCCACTTATATACTTTCATGAATTAGAACCCGACTGGCTTCTCTTGGTCGGCGTCAACCGCCTCTCTGATTGACTTCTCGGCGCGCTTGTTCCATATATTCAGCTTGGTGGAAACCGGCAGGCTCTGTTCGAGAACCTGCGTATGGAAGCACGTAATGCCTTTGGCGAAGCGCGCTTTGCCTCCTACCACGCAGAACTTGGCGGGTTCGTTGTGATCCATTGCCAAGTCGAGCGCCCTAACGGCCTCATCGAACATTGACTCGTCATCGAAGATAAATGTGGTTACGCTCGTTCCAACCACGACAACCAAACTAAATATCATAATGCACCTTTCCGGGCAGACAGCGGTAGCGTTGAAGCCTTACGCGGAGGGATTAACAATCCGTAAAGACTACAGTCAGTTACAGATGGGCTCCTACAAAAGCTACCAGCTACCGCTACCGCTATGAATCATGTCTATACTCACACAGGGCAATTGAATTCCCCCGCGTAAGGCGGTACTGGTCTACTTTGACGAGTTGTAGGCGCGGAAGCTGTTGGCGCGGCGGAACCAGCCCACGATGTTGCCGAGCTGGGTGGGATCGCCGACGCACAGGTGCAGATAGAACTCGATGCGGTAGTCCACCAGCGCATTGAGGATGAAACGGTCAGCGTCAGAGCTGAGCCTGACCATCTCAGCGAGGCGGGTGATCGTTCCCTGACCAATCACCCCATCTGGCATCACCTTCAAGAACGTCTGGAAGTGCTTTATGCCAGATCGGTCGCTGTTGACGATCCAATCGAACATGAACTCACCAATGGCCTTGTGCGCCCGGTACACCGCATCTGCGTTCTCGCCGATCCAGAACAACTTGTAGTAGCAGTCCACGATTTGGTCAGGAGTTGCTGCCTGCAAGTCCTTCGGCGTACACGGAGCGCCGATGTACCGGGCCCAAGTCGGGATGGTGATGCCCGCTTTAGTGAATCCGCCCCGGTCAACAGGGCCTCGATCGGCTACACCGCCCTCGCGGACGATGAGGCGGTTGATACAGAGTAGAACATCTTGCGGGACGATTGCGAGCGTGGTAGGCATGTGCCCCTCCTAGTTACAGTAGGTCGATGTGCCCCTAGCTTACAGCCCTTCTACCAAGCTGCTAGGATGAGAGCTTGCTGATCGTTTCGTCCTTGGTCTTGCTGGACGATGAGCTGCCATAGTAGTACGTCAACACCATGCCGACGGCCGCATCCAGCACGCCGAGCGAACGCATGACGACCTCGCGCATCTCGGCGGCAAGGACGTGCGACATGATGTACCACTGGACCATAGCATAGCCGCAGATGATGACCAGGGCCAGAACGCGCGGCGTCCAATCCTTGGTGGCAGCTTCGCGCGTGCGTGCGCTGTCACGATCCTTGACCTGGAGAGCCTCCATGTCGATGCCGGCTTGGGCGAGCTTGGTCTTGAGATCGCTGTCGATCTGCGCCAGCTTGATTGCCGTGTCTGGGCTGATGTTGGCAACAGCTTTGATCAGCTGTTGCGGATCGCTGTCGGCGGTTCCTGCCGCGAGGCCGAACACGCCCTCCAGCGCCTGGACGCCCATTGAGGCGAGCGGCCCACCGAGCAAGCCAGCAATGGTAGGAGCAATCGCCGCGACCGCTGGAATGATCTTCTTGGGATCGAAGCTCATTCGTCGTCACCTTCCGGGTCTTTGCCCGTTCGGCAGATAAAGTACAGCCGAGCGAGCAGAATGAGGATGGTCAAACCAACCGCGACCGCTTGACCATATGCCGTGAGCTGTTGAAGCCAAAGCGGCATCGTCCATGCAGGAGATGTCACCACGACGTCACCCACCAGTCCTTTCACCTGTTCCACTTTGCGCCCCCAATATATCATAATCAATAACGCGGATATGATCGAGCGGTTTCGACTGGGAATGATCGGAAATTCGGGGTGGGGTAGCCGCGATTGAATTGAGCGCCAGGAGATGCGACAACGGCGCTTGCCACGCCCTTGATCATGTTGAGCATCTCATCGTCTGGGTAGATCAAGAAGCTGTATGGGCTGACCGACAGCTGGGCAATCTCACCAGCCGACAGCTCCCGGTCCCAGGCAGCGAGCATATAGATCATATCCTTGATCGATGTGAACGACCAAGGGTTGGCTTCTGCCGCGCTGTCATTCCCGAGGATGAATGGCGCATTGGCGGTCGAGCCGGTGGTGCCAGGGCCAGCGAGCGTCTGGAGTAACTTGCCGTTGACCCAAAGATTGTTGCCGCCGCGCCCCCAGGTGCAGCCGACGAGGAACGGCACGCCAGGAGTGAATGTCCCGGTCGCGGCAAAGCTATTGCGGGTGCCGGCGGTCCAGCCAGCGTACCAATTGTTGTCGCTGAACTTGAGTATCTCGAACAGGCCAGCGCCGGTTCCAAACGACGCAATGTAATGCTTTTGGCCGTCAGCAGGCGTGAATGACCCGACAACCCAGGCAAAGAAACTGCCCGAGGTCAAGCCGAGGCTGAACTGGTTCAGGAGCGTGGTGGTGGAGCCGATATAGCCGCCCTTGGTCAGTCCCATCCCGTCGCGCCCTGGCAGGACATCGACGTTGCCGTTCAGTGTAAATGGAGCCGCGCCGCGAATGAACTTGGGCGCGGCGCTTTCGAACAAATGCAGGAATGACAGGCGCTGAGAGAGCGGATGCTCTGCGTCAATAACGGCTCGACCAGACGGCTTGATGATGCCGCGACGGGGGAAGATCAGGCGAGTCATTTAGAACACCAGTTCGATCGCACCACAGATCAGTTTGGAGCCGCCAGGAATGGTGGCGCCGACGTTGTTGGTGAGCAGCACCTTGACCTTTGGCGCCCAGAGCTTGACAGGGCCACCAGCGTAGAAGATGTCGCCGGAAACAATGGACAGCGACGTGGGCAGGTTGATTGTGAAGTCTGGGCTGCGCGACGGCGGCACTGCCCGCTCAAAGGCGCTGCCCTCGCCTGACTTGAGATAGTAACCAGACAGATAGGCGCCAGCCGCTGACACGAAAGCTCCGCCAGATACGAACCACAGCTCGCCCAGCACAGCGTTCGCGGTGTCGCTTTGAGAGAACACTCCGCCAACGTTAGCCACGGAGCTCACCGCCGATGAGCCTACCGAGAGGCTGGTGAGCTCAGTGGTAAGAACGTTGAATGGACCGCTGGTGTAGCCGTTTGAGCCTACGGCCCAGATGAACGGGGAAGTCATTAACGGAACCTTTCCATCTCAACAATGACAGAGAAAGTGGACGAGTTCACCGCCGATCCTGTCTGATGGTCGATGCGCCCGAACATCAACGCCAGCGACGACGTATCACTGTTCAACCAAGGGAACATTGCCGCATCGGTGAAATTCAAGGTTGTCACGTCAACAGAGCCGACGCTGTGGCTCGATGTCAACGTCTCATACATCAGCGTCCCTGCCGTGCGCGCGGAGCTGGACCAGAAGCGCACCTTGTAGGCGCTCGCGCTCTGGGCGTTCACTTGCAAGTTGCGTACGATGCCCCGGTTACCAGGGGCGAATGAAAAGTCCGAGAATGACCCGACGATGGTGGCGCCAACGCTGATTGAGTTGACGTTGCGCTCTGGGAATTGTTCGATCATACCGGGGCGAAAGTGCACAGCATCTGCCCGGAGTGCGATGCCTGGGGAGTAGGCAGCCCCAGCATAGCTGGACACCAGGAGGCCGGGCGTGGTGGGAGAGACATAGACCGGCTGGCCTGGAACGATCTGCCCTGACCAGATGCTGAGGCTCCGCACCGTGCCGTGCATCAGGAACTGCCCATTGGCGCCGCTGGCAACGCTGCCGAACGACAAGCAATGCGCGTCTTTGTTCCCAAGTGAGCGGCTGTCGTACTGCGTCGCAAACCCTGCTGAGTTTACGAGGCAAACGTCACCGGAGTTGATGGCCTGCGCTGCCGTCAGCACTGCGTGGAAGCCGCGCTCGACAATCTGCCAGTTGCTGTTGAGGTCTACGTCCCAGACCGCTTGGCCGCTGGTGTCAGTCGCAAGCTGGTTGTCGTTTGTGAAGCCCATGTTAGAACAAGCTCATGCTAATGACAGAGGTTCGCGGTGAGTCGCCGTATGGAGAGAAGGGGGTGACTTTGAAAGCAACACGCCCGCTCCAAGCGCCATTGTCAGACGCATTCTGGCTTGAGGTGTAAGTGAAAGCCGTTGTAGTGACCACAGTTGACCGTACCACCAAGCCAGACGAGCCGACGACCTCAAGCCGCCAAGAATGCGAGAGCGTGTCGGTAATGAACGCGCCAAAGCCCTGCGGTCCCGTTCCATATCCGCCCATCCCGTATCCGGCACGACGCGCCGTGTCCTGCCAGGCAATGCCGATATCAATGGTCGAGCCGACAGAGAGCTTGGTGATGCCGCGATTGCCCTGGAACTGAATCGCGCTAGGGTTTTGCGGCTTAAACCAGGCACCCTGAATAGTATAGGCAGTGGCTGCGATTGAAGATACAGGATATTCGACGCCATTCTGGCCGAATGGCGCGACCTTGAACCAGAGCTTGGTTCCAATTCGATCTTCGGTGTAGGTCTGCGAGAAGATGCCGCCGCCCTGCTGGATGAAGAAGTCGCCAGAGTTGTGGTTCTGAATCTTGGTCCCGCCCCAGCCGCGGAACACCTTGCTGAGCTGGTAGACGTTCTGGCCGACGAGATTGACGCCGGTGTAAGCGATCATCTCAGAGCCAACCCAGAGCAGGCCAGCGCCGTAGTGCATGTCGACATAGCCAACGTCGTTGAGCGTCTGGTTGATATCAAACGTCGGCGTGTTGACGGTGTAGCTGCTCGATGGGAACAGAGCGATGCTGATGTTGGGTGCCCAAATCTCGTCAGGGTTGCTGCCCAGAGTTGACAGCAGCGTTCCGCCAATCGGGTATGGCGAGGCGCGCGCCACAGGCGCATAGGTGGTATCATCCGCGCTCGCGTACAGAGTAGCACCCGCCGCGAATGCGTCCGGCACCCAGCCGACAAAGACGGTCGGGTCAGCGCCCATTGTACCGGGCAGTTCATAGATGGTCGCAAATTTGGTCTTGGGCTGCGGGCCAAGGTTGCTGATGATCGACATACTGCTCTGATTGAAGAGCGAGCCAACAGCAGTCATCGCGTAGCCAAGCTCCTGGACTGCCTGGACGGTGAACCTGCCGCGCTTCTCCTCCTGCCATTTGACGATGCGGACATTCTGGTTGAGCGGCGGGACAGAGATGCTGTCGACCAAGGTGATGACGTCGCCCGGCTCCAGGTCCGCGTCCTTCCAGCCAAGCTTGAAGGAGTGGCTGTCACGTACGAACAAGTTGGACCAGAGCGTGCGCAGCGCCAAGGTGCGCGCCAGTGTCTCGGTCATAACGAACTGCGGCGGAAACTCCTTCAGACGGATGCCGTACAAATCCTGGTCAACCTCATCCCCTTCCTCGATCTGTTCTTGATTGTAGTCAAGGGTGCGGTCAATGTAGTTGACGCGAATCAAATTGAAGGTGTCTTGCTTGGCTCCGCGCGTCGATGTCACCGGCGGATCGCCGACGCTGTCGACCAGAAGGTGGCTGTTGTCGATGACGCGGATCGGCTGTGCCGTCGCCTCGATGACGCCAAACTTGATCTTGCCGCCGCTGATCGTCAAGTAGCCGCCGTACAGTGCCAGCAGTAGCTCGATGGTCGTCAGCACGTTCTCTTCATTCCGATACTGCGTGGACACTTTGATGTCCTGGGCTGCGCAGTAGTCGACGGCAAAGTTATAGCTGTCCAGGTCGAGCGTGTCGACGGTGATCAGCGAGCCAAACGGCGAGTAGATGGCATTGGTCAGGATTTGCTTGATGATGTAAGGCGGGTAGACGTCAGCGCCGCCCGTCAGGGTGAGCGTGCCGGCTTGCGCCACCCAGTGATGGCCGTTGCCCATGCCGCTGTCGAGGCCGGTGAAGCCGTTGTCGCCCCAGATGGTGAGCACTTGCGTGTCTTGATTGACGTCGACATCGACGGTCGCGTTGGATACGCCAAGGCCCTTGGTTGAGCTGCCCCAGTCGGCGATGCTGAAGAGGAACCCAGCCTGATGAGCAATCTGCTGGAAGATGCTCTTGAGCGGGTTGTAGACAAAGGCGCGAATTTGGAGAGGATACAGGCCGTCGCTGGTCACCGAATCATCGAACTGGTTGAGCTGGGTGAAGACAACCAGATATGCGCCATTGTCGAAGCGATAGACGTATGGGCTCAAGCCATATTGGTTGCGCGTGTTCGGCGTTCCGTCCTGGCTCTGGAACTCCTCCTTCCAGGGGAGCGTGGTGATGCCGGTGTCGCTGCCGCCGGTGACCTCGATGAAGCTCTCATTGACGATCTCAAGCGTGCTGATGTCGATGAACGACTGCACCATCTTGGAGCCGACCGGCGGATGGAACGAAGCAAAGAAAATCTCGCCGATGTTGAATCGGATCATCGCGCCGAGTGGATTGTCCGGCTTGATGTTGGCAGCTGTGTAGGTGTCGGCATTCTCCATAATGCCTCGACCCAGATAGAAATGCAGGCAGGTATTGGGCGTTGCCAGCAGGCCAAACGACGGCAGCGCAAAGCCCTTGGAGCTGGTGTTGGTGGAGTAGAACGCCTCTGGGTTGTCATAGTTTAGTCCAGGCAAAATGTAGCTGGCGTATACAATCTCGTCCTGGACAAACGTCGTGCCATTGACCACGCGCGGGCTATTGTAGACGCCGGTGATGATGTCGCTGACTGACGGAATGAAAGCAATGCCCATATCAGCGCCGGCAATGTCCAGGCTGCCTCGGACGAACATGGGATCGCTCTCAGTCTGCGCATTGCAGATGTCAAACTGGAAGCAGGCCAGGTACGGGATGCCGGTTGCGTCGCGCTCATAGCGCACCGCGCCGAGGATGGTCGGGACCAGCCCAGCCCTCGGGCCGCAGACGACTGTGGCATTGACAAAGCCAATGTCCGCCGACTGACCGTTGACGTTGATGATGATATACTTGCCGTTGAAGAAACTCCCCACGGCATTGAAGCCTAGGCCAAGGTTGCCCGCGCCGAGCCACCCAACCAGACCGCGATTAGTCTCAAGCGCGGTGGCGAAATCGGCAATGCTCCACGTCCATGCGATCGTGCTATCCCGGTTATAGCCAACAATGCTACTGGAATTGAAGACAACGTGCGTTCCAGAGTTGTCCAGAGCCTGATGGCCATAGTTGAGGTATGGACCGTTGGCATCGACTGACTTGGATATGAACGCGGATTGGAAGTCAAATCCTTCCGCGCCAGGGCCAATCTCCCAGCTGATCTGCGGCATCGACGGCGTGGAGCCTAGGTTCAGCCCTTGGAACCCGACCCAGCACGTGCTCGGGAAGCGGACTGGTTGCCCGATCACGGACGTGAAGTATGGCCACGTCGCCGCCTCGTCAGGCGAGTTACCGGGGAAGAATATGGCGCCATCATACGTGAGGCTGACCGTATTTGGCGACGTGGTATCGCTCCGCAGCGACTGAGCGGCGGTCGAGAGCAGCGAGCTGATGGTGCCGGTGAAATCAACCGACGTTGGGACACCAGAGCTGGCATCGCCATTGTTTGGATTGATCGGCGCATAGGTGATGTTGAGCAACGATTGCGGGTCAACGCGGTCGGAGCCGATCCAGGCAGCCAGGAGATTGACTGGCATATCAGGCATGCCCAGATGGTAGATGGCGTCCATCTTGTAGGTGTAGGACGCGGCGGCAGAAGTCGAGCTGCCCTTGCCGCCCATGCCAGAGCCGCCGAACTTGCCGCCGCCGCCGCTCTTGCCGTCGCTGCGGATCGCCTGAAAGTTATTCTGCCAGGGGATTTGCGCGGCAACTCGGTTGGTTCCGAACAGAACAGGGATGACCATCCCGCGAATGGCGCTGTTGAATTTGGGAGCCTGCGCAATGGCCGGATCGGCGGTGTTGTTCTTGTCCTTGGTCTGGCTGGAATAAATCCACGAGCCGATCATCCAGCCAATCGCCGCGCCAGCCATGGTGCCGGTCGCCCAACCGGCTCCCAGCGCCATTACGACAGGAATTGCCATCATAGCAGGGGCACCTTCAGGTCAAAGTATTTGACTGGCACGCCGTGGAAGGCGCGTATGCTGTCCTCTTTGACAGTGCCAAACGCAGTGCGGCCAAAAGCATGGATGAAAGTGGCTCGCTCAGTACAGATTGCGCCGTGACTGTAAGCCACACCCCACCTGAACACGGCGACGCCTCCAGGCGTGGGAACCTTGCTCGGTGTGACGTACTCAGCAATGAAGTCAAGGTATCTCCCGTCATCCGCGTTGTGGCAGGCCCAGTCTGCCGGGTAGTCGGTCGGGAATGGCTTGAGATTGAAGAACTTGCCATACACGCAGTACAGCAAGCCGCCGCAGTCCACGCCGACGCGCTTGACGCGGCCCTTGTGGTGATACGGCGTGCCGATCCATTCTCTGGCCTCGGCTAGAATACTTGCTCTTGACGGGGGAACCATGGGAACCCGAGATAGTGTTGGACGTTGTTGTACTTGGAAACGCAGTCAATGATCATCCGCTTCCGGCATCCAGGGTAGCACTGGAACTGATCCCCAGACGAGACGGCGAACGGCAATCCGTGCGACAGGTCGATTGCATCGCCACTATTAGCGCGCACGCTGCGAACCTGTCCGCTGTTAGCACCAGTTATAAGCGTGACCCGCCCGCGCTCCAGCGCGCCGGGGCCGAAGCTGTTGGTGATTGTCCCGCTCGTGGCCTGCACTGTTAGCGGCGTGCTGGCACCAACTAGGGCTGTACTGAATGTAATCGAGCTGGTGTCGAAGCCGCAGCCCTTCTTGCCGAACTGCCAGGCGCAGGTATCCTTGTAGGTCAGCCAAGGGAAGCTACCATTGACGCCGCCAAAGACGTTTCTGATCTGGCCGTCGATGGTGTCGCGCGTGTACGTGTAGTCTCCGATCTGACCGCGGAACATCTCCATGGAGCCAAGGTCGGGCGTGTCGATGTACACGCGGCGGATAACAACGTTGGCCATATCCAGGTCAATGCCGTCGATCAACTGGCGCATCTCACCAGAGTTCACGACCGTGAAGTGCATCGCCGACACGCTGAGCGACGTGTCCTCGTCAGGACCGCTTTGCGTGCCACCAGGGAGCGGGTCAAAGACGTTGCCGCTGGAAACGAGCGTCTGGTTGCATGTCGTCCAGCGGAACGTCTTGCCGTGCGTTGTCAGCTCGACCAGCTCAGCGATGTTGATGGCATCGAGCTGGAGGCGCGCAAAGTACAGGCTGTTGACGGCTCGGCTCAAAGCGCAATCTCCGTGAACTGCATCTGTCCCGAGAACTGCTGCCAAATCACCGACTGCTCACCGAATTGGGCGCTGAACACGCACTTCTTGTAGTACTGCGTCGAAGCCGTCCAGACATCCGCTGAGCTTGGCAAAAGCAGCGGTGTGATGAAGCCGGTCGAGAAGTCGATCAGATAATGGGACCCAGCCGTCAGAGGCCCAGATTTGGCGCTCGTGATCAGACATGTCCCGCTCACCGGGATCACCTTCCACCCATCCGCAGTAACCACGAAGAAGCTGGTTGGGGCTGTCCCGGTTCTCACGCATATCACACCATTGACGGGAAGATCATACGGGTCTTGGATCAGCCAAGGCTGCGTCTGGCCCTTGACCTTGTTCCAGAAAGCGTGGAGGCTCTGCTGCTTGGACTGCGGCAGATTGGTAAGGTTGAGCGTGTATCGGTAGAGCGGCTTGGCGTACGGAGAGCTGTTCTGCCGTTGGCCGCTATCGAAGATGTTGATGTTCTCGCCCCACATCGGCTCACGCAGCAAGTCTGCCGGCATCGGGGACAGCGGCCAAGTGGGAAGCGATGTCATACTCTGCCCACTCCACTATTGAGCCGCTGGCGCGATTGGTGAGCAGCCACAATGGTCGGCGCTTCACGCAATAGTAGCTCGCGGACAGATGGGGCGTCTAGCGCATTGATATGGAAGTGGGTATCACCGGACTGGCCACCGACAGAGCGCACGCCCAGCTTACCACCCACCGTCTCAAGCGGCAGAATTGCCTCTTTACCGGCCTCACCCGCGATGCCAAACATCGTCGGGCCGCCAATCAATCCGCCATTGGCAAACATCTTGACAGAGCCGTTGAAGGCACCGCCGTTGGCGGCGAAGAAGCTCATCAACGTGGAGCCCATGCTCATAAGCGCGCTGTCGGAGTTGGCGCCGCTGGCGCCGCCCGTCGCTCCGAACAGATTGAAGCCAGAGCCGCCCATGTTGCCAAACATCGCCGCCTCGGCTGCCTTGACGATGTAATCCGCCGCCGCCTTGGTGATGTCGGCGTACATCTTCGTCATGACGTCTTTGAGGTTGAGCGTGTTGTTCGCCAGACCCTGGAGGACAGTCGAGAGGCTGCTGTCGATGGTTGCGCCGACTGACTTCCAAGCTTGGCCGACGAGACTGGTCTCATACAGCGTGCGGTTGACGGTGTCAGCCTGGGTCGCGGCAATCTGATCGCGCGATGCCTTGAGGCTGTCGATGATGCCTTGGTACATATCGGCCTGGGCAGGGTTCTGCTCCATCGCCGCCTGGGCGTCCAAAATCTCCTTGTTGATTTGTTCAAACATATGGCGATATTGGTCGTTGACCTTGGCGACGGCCTCACCTGCCTTGTCGTATTTGTTGGCAAACTCCAGATCATTGCCCTTGCTTGCCGTATCGGCAAGGTGGCTCTGCATCGCTAAGTCGCGCTCTTGCAGCTTGATCTGCGCCAAATCCCTGGCAACGACGATGGCCCGGTCACGCGTAGTGTTGAGGTCTTTCTCCAGCTTATTCAGATCATCTTCGGTGATGTGCAGCTTTCCCAGATCACCGATGTATCCATCAATCTCTTGGCGCAGCTTCCCAAGTTCGGTGTAGCTGCTCTGGAACTTCTTGGACGCTTCCGCGCCGGCAAAGTCCACCGTGCCTTGGTCGGTCTTGGCGGACGACGCATCCAGCATCGACCGCATCTGCGCGACCTTGGCTTGCACATCGGTCGTGATCTTGTCGTTGCTGGTCTGCTCCAACTGGCCAAGCGTCTCGCGGAGCGCCTGCATCTGCACCGTCAGTGAGGCAATTTCCTTCGTGTAACCGGCAACCTTGTTGGCATCGCCTGCCGCCGCGAACTTCTCCAGCTTCGCGGTCATGTCATCGAGGATGGCCTGCATCTGATCAAAGCCGCGCCCTGCCTTATCCTCCATCTTGGCAAGCGGGTTGTTGTTCGTCTGCATGCTGTCGAGCTTGTCCGAGGCTGCCATGGACAGCTCGGTGAACTTCTCGATCTGCTTGGCTTGCGCGTCGGTCGGGCCGCCAAAGGCGTCAGGCTTCTTGCCGAACTGATCGTCATACTGCTTGCGGGCGCTGACGATCTTGTCAATCATCGCCTTGAAGGCATCGCCTGCCGAGTTCAACTTAGGCGTGGCGGTCGCAGCCGCATCACCTTCCGCCGCCGCTGGCGACGTATCGAGCGGCGTGTTGCCGGCACTCAGGCCTCGGATGAGGCCCTTGTCGCCCATCTGGTCAAAGCTGTTCTTGCCGCCGATCTTATTGAAAGCATCCTTCTGCGCGTCGGCGAAGCTGGTCATCTTGAAGTGAGCGGCATCGACCGCCATAATGACCACGGCAGCCGCCGAGGCTGCGGCGTAGCCAACCACTGCCACCAGCGATCCAGCCAACTGGTCAAGTAGCTCTGCCGCCGCAAACACAACCAGCCCGGTCGTGCCAAACAGCATATAGCCGATCAAACCGGCCTCAAGAATGTAGTCGCCACCAAAGGAATGGAGGAAGGAAAGCGTGCTGGTGATGAAGCCTTGAATTTGGCCAGACAGCTCGGCGATGCCGCCAGAGAACTGCGCCACGAGCGCGCCGATGACAAGGCCTGCGCTGCCGAACATCATGTAGCCGACGACGCCGCCAGCAACCATCGCCGGTGGGAGAGCGCCAAGGACGCCGAGGATGACCTTGCCGATATTCTCGATGACGGTGATGACGTTGCCGATGATCGGCACAACAACATCGAGGCCGCTGGCGATGGCATTGATGAAGCTGTGCAGCATCGCCTGCCCGTCACTGCTTGACAGGTAGGTGTTCAGCTCCTTCAGCTTGTCGATGATGAACTGGAGCGCAGCTGTGAATATGTCAAGCCCGCCCGCTGAATTGAACGATAGGGCGAGGTTGTTGATCTCTGTCTTGATGCGGCCAATCGAGCCGGTGAAGGTGAGCGACAGAAGATCGGCCGCGCCGGCATACTTGGCATGGAATTGCTCGAACAGGGCAGTGAGGCCCTCCTCAGCGCTCACAGAGCCTTTGGTGACGCGGGCCGTCAATTCGGAAATGGAGATGCCCATTCCCTCGGCCATCAACTGGATGGCAGACGGGATCGCATCGCCCAGCTGGCGACGCAATTCCTTCATCTGCACCACGCCCTTGCCGCCAATTTCCTGAATGGCGAACGCGGCGTTGTGGAACTTCTGCTCGCTGCCGCCGAAGGCCGCGACGGCATCGATCAGGTCTTGGAGCGGGCCGCTGCCGTCCGCGCCGGTGATCGGGTCGATGCCGGCGCTCTTCATCTTCATGAAGGCGTCGGTGATGGCATTGAGCGAGAACGGCGCTTTGCCGGCAACACTCACAAGCTGAGTGATCGTACTCGCCGCCTGCTGAGTGCTGCCGTCCAAAATCCCCAGCGACGTTTGCAGCCGCTCCATCGAGGCAGCCATCTCGATGAATTGCTTGCCCATCTCAAACAGAGTGCCAATGGCAAACGCCTTGAGGACGTTCTCCAATGACAGGAAGCCGGAGCTGAGGCTATTGATCCGCTGCTCAAGCTGCTGGATGGCAGGCGCCATCGCCGCGAAGGCTTGCTGGGCCTGCGCGTTGTTTACTGTGACCGTGATGCCGACGTTGGAGGAAGGAATCAATGATCCGGCCATACCTATCTCCTCAGCTTCTCCATTTCCTCGATCCGCATCTCATTCATGGTCGATGCGATGGTCTCAAGGCAGCGCCAGAAGTAGGCATCTTGGCGGCCAATGGGGCGCCCATTAGGCAACTCCACTGGCCACCATCCGGTGTCATTTGGCTGAAAAATCCGAAAGAACCAAGCAAGGTAGAAGTGGGCTGACCTTTGCTCAGTCGGCAACTCGGAGAGCAAATGCTGCGAGGAGTGATGCGCAGCAAACCGAGTTGCCTGCCTTAGTTTCCCGAGGTTGCCTCCGAGGGCATGGAAATGTTGGCGAGCTTCATGAGCACTTCCGACGCCAGGTTCAGGAATGTCGGATAGACGACCAGATCAGCGATGGTGATATCGCTCCCATCGGGATCGGTCAAGCCGCTCATGGTTGCGTACTTGGGCAGCAGATGGCCGACGTTCACGACCACGCCCTTGACGCGCTGCAGGTTGCCAGCCTGGCTGCCATCGCCGCTTTGCGTGGCATCCATCAGGAGGAACAGGTCTTCAAGCTCCAACGGCTTCAGCATGAAAGACACTTGGTCCTTCTCGGGCAGCTTCTCGTTTTCATTCCAGGTGGGAACGAACTTCACCGACCGAGAGAATGCGTACTTCATCTTGTGCCCCTTTGTTAATGCACGGCGTTGATGACGATTAAGTGACTGGCGCGCAGGGCAGGGCATCTCCTGTGGTCCCCGGCTCGGCGAGCACTCCGCGCCAGTCATCTCTTAGACGGCGGGCTTGACTGAGATGGTCGCGCTCGACACGTTGTAGTTGTTGACCGTGCCATCGTACAGATGACCGTACACATAGACATCGAGGATGACGTCATCGCCATACTGGTCGATGGCCAGCTGGATATAGTCCTTGATCGGCTTCGGCAGAGCGGCCAAGTCAACCTCTTGCTTGGCCGTTGCCTTGGCGAACCGACACGAGAAACTGAAGCTCATTTGCTCTCCTCAGTAGGCCGAGGTGGTGTTGATCAGGCGCATCTCGCAGATGTACAGCGAGTTCTGATCCAGCTCCCCCTTGGCGGTGAACTTGGTCGTGAGACGGTTCGGGCCGCTGATCGGCGTGCTCCATGTCAGGTACTTGAGCTGAGGGATGTCGATCTCAAGCCCAAAGAGCTGCTGGCTGCTCGGGTTGCCGATGATCTGGTCCGAGTTGGTATTGTACAGCGTGATGCGCATAGACCGCGCCAGATAGGCGGTGAAGGCGTCATACTGCGTCTGGTCGCGGAACGAAACGGTGCCGCTGACCGTCAGCTTGCGGAAGCCGTTGATCTGGAACTCGCCATACTGGCGATTGCCGTCCAGAAGCAGGACGCCCTGGATGGGGACTTCCAGCTTGACCTGGAGTTGCTCATAATGGGTGTCCGCCAGGAGGCTGGCGAAGCCGGTGCCGCCGCTGCTGACCTGGACCGACGTCATGTCGAAAATCCATGGCTTGCCGCCAGGGTTCTTGAGCGCCGAGATGGACGTGGTACGAGCATACCGCTCGACCTTGCGCGCCATGACTGTGGCGGTCGCTTCGACCAACTTGCCCGCTTGGATGTTCAGGTCGATGGCGGTGAACACAGTGCCCTGGAAGAAGAACGCCGAGCCAACGTCCTTGTAGACCATGGCCGTGTACGGCGGCAGGAACGTCCGGTCATCCCAGCCCGAGTTGACGGGGAGGAAGCGGTGCATCGCGACAGGCCGCGCGAGGCCATCAGGCCCGATGTTCAGCGCATTGCCGCTGTTGACGCCCCAGGAGCCGGCAGCGATCAGAATGGTGCCGCTGGACTGGCCAAAGACGCCGCGCAGGAAGTGGCCGAAGGCATTGGGATTGGGCTCCAGCTTGATGTCGCCCTTGCCCTCCTCGGTGCCCTTGTACGCTGGCGGCTCATCCTTGTAGCCAGTGATGGCGCCTTCGATCAAGGTGCCGATGGAGTGCTCCAGTGACTCCGACACGAAGTTGGTCCACTGATTGACCGACTGCACCGAGAGGTACAGGCTGTCCGAGCGAGTGACGCCGATTTGACCGCCGCTGCCTGAAGGCATTCTCTGAACTCCCGGTTACAGTGCGTCGATGTCTGCTTCGCAACGCACTTGGAATGTCGCCAGAGCGACGTGCCCGCCGCCGTGAGGTGGAACTAGTGCCCCGAACTTGGTACGCCCTACAAGCATGGACGTGGACAAGGACGCGTGGAACCGTCGATTTGCCGTAGTCCGCAACACGTCTTTGATAACCCCAACCAGCTGATCGCGTAGTGTAGCCGCATCGCCGTACTTCGTAAAGTGAAATGCGACGACATCTACCTCGAAAAGCATCTTGCTGTAGTACCCATTCGGGAGAGAAACCATCTCCCAATCTTCCTCGACCAACCGCACGTTGACGAATGGCGAGTTGTCCAGGAGCATGTCGCGCTCCATGGCCTCGATGAACGTCTTGCGCAGGCCTGGGATCGTGGCAGGCGTCAGCAAGTCGGCCAGAGCCTGCTGGATGCCAGAGTAGTCTAGCGCCATGTGCTGACAGCTCCCTTTTGAATCCAATCAGCGACCATCTGCGATACCATAGGAGTGATCTCCTCGGCTGTCGGCCAGACGGGTCTTGCCGGTATCACCGACTGCTTCGCGTGCCTGAAGAATATCTTGCCAAAGCCCTGGGTGGGGACGACCATTACCGGGCGACCCCATCGCTCGCGGGTGATGTATCCCTCATGGTGTTGCGTCAGGTTCCAGGCAGGCGACGGCGAGCGGAAGAACACCTCAACGCCGTTCTCAGACGCGCCAAAGTCTATCCCTTGAGCCAAGGTGATGAGCGGCTGGGTCCGACCCGTACGCAGGGAAGTCCAGACCGACAGCGGAGCCCATGGCTCGCTGCGCCCGCCGCGCTCGATGGTCTGCTGGACATACCCTTTCAGGTAACGCCCAATCTCAAGGTAGATGGGTGCCGTCTCGCCAATGATGGCCGACAAGTCCCTGATGGACCGCTTCAGGTTATCGTCATCGATGGTGACTGGCATCAGCCGATCAGTTCGTTTCCGTCAAGCGGCGGAATGTCGTTGGCGCGAACACCCTCATCATCGCTGACGCGAATGCTGTCAGGCCGCTGCATGGTCTCCGGCAAGACAGGCGAGAAGATGGGATGATACTGCTGGGTGCTGGACCAGGCAAAGCTGTCGCCGTGCGACGACACCTGGACGCTGGCAACCAGCTGCATCTTGCCATCGCGGAGCTTGGTCAGAATGTCGTTTGCCCGCGCGAACCGCTTGTCCATGAACTCAGGGACAGTCGGTAGCTTCTCACTCAGCAGGTGGAAGATGGCAAGATCGCTGGCAATCATAGTGATCAGCGGGCTGACCGGCGTAATGGGCGTCACATACTTGACGCTCAGGAAAGCGTCAATGTAACTCTCGGCGTCTGAGATATACACCGAGTTCACATTCACCGAGGACACGTTGTAGGGGCCTGATCCTACCAAGTCCGCGATGGGTGTGTAACGCGCCAATACGTCGGCCAGC